GTCTACAACGTGCTGAGTGACAGAACCTTGTCCCAGATTAGCCACCCAAGGCTTAAAGAGGTCGGCCCAGTTTCTTTTAATGGAGAGCAAACCTTCGATTTGAAGGTCTTCTGGGGCAAACCTGTAGTCGTAGTCAATACCTACAGCGTAGTCAATTTCCTTCAACTCAGCAGGAATCTTTTTACGACGCTTGCTATATTGGTCCCTGAGTTCTTTACGAGCAGCGAGTTCCTTCTGTGTAGTGGGAACCCACTCATCCCTAACCCGCATATAGAGAGTTAGGTTTTCTTCGTTCAGACCATAAGACCGATAAGCAAACTTAGCATTCTCCAAAGCCGCAGCAGCAGTCTTCCATCCAGAGTCTTTAGGACGATACATAAGAGAGAACTTAGTGGTTCCATCTTCGTTAGCCCTAATCTTCATAGACTCAGGGTGTTCCCGAATACCTGCAATGTCCTCTAGGTCTTCTTTAACCTTAGTGATTACTCGGGCTTCTTCTGCCTCAGTAATCTCACTACGAGCATCTCGGTTACGGAGGGTTTTAACATCTTCCGGCTCAGGACGAGGACCGTCCATAGACACCTTGTTAGGAACCTTCCCATCAGCCACATCCGGCTCGGGGAGAAGGTCTTTAGCTAGGGCCTCATCCCTATTAGTGCCTGAGAGCGCCGTAGCGGCTTCGTCAGTGGGGTCTTGGTCAATTGCCCTATGGATGGCCCTAGCACGGTCAGGAGACCCCTCCTTGACCACCTGAGAGACTGAGGTGGGCTTAACATCAGTTGCGACAGATTTAGCTACAGAGGTAGCCTTCTCCGAAGTGGTGATGGCTTTAACACCACCCTTAGCCAACCTAACCAATTCCCCTACACCAATAGCATCTAGGATGGGGACAACATTGTCAAACCACCGCTCTGCATTAGAGTAGTCATTATCAATCATCATACGATGAAGAGTTTCAAGAGAAGCTAGGTCATTACCATCTGGCAATACAACATTCTCATGATCTTCGACAAGGGCGATGATTTGCTCTGTGATTTCTGCCCTCTTCTCAAGAGGGAGGGATCGGGTGTATTCGTAGATTTGTTGCTTCTGTTGACCGGGGAGAATGGCATTACCTTCACCAATCAATTCCCGGTTAAGCTTATCAACATGAATCCACTCAGCGAAGGGGGCCATAAGCTCACCCAAGTCCAAAATCTTATCAAGGACTCCTTGGTCCTTAGCCATCTCAGTGGCATTGATGAGAGCTTGCTGACGACGTTTATGTTCGTTAACCTCCCCCACAATGTCAGAGAGATTCAGTTTAGCCTCATAAGCATCGTCTGTTTCTTTTGGATCAGGGGTGATAATGGAGTTTTCCAGCACACGATCCATAGAGGACTCTTTATATGTGCTAGAGGCTTCCTTAATACCTGACAGAAAGCCAACCTTCTCTACATCATCTAGGTTAGGGTCTAGGAGGATTTCAGGGGCATGTTGATTAAGCTGTTGTAGGTCTTGACGCCTACGCTCATCTCTACGCTCCAAGTAATTACGACGAGTCCCCTCATCAAGAAGTTCTTGGCGAAGTTGTCTGTAGGATTCAGCGGAACCATCAGAATACATAATTGCTTCTTGAGCAGCCAAGTTAGAAGCCGTGGCTCCTCCAACCTTCAATTGGTTAGAGGACTGATTTTGAAAGTCAGCTTTGGAGATTGCTCCCGAAGCCATATCATGGAAGTCTTGAAGCTCCATACCTACCTCGCTATTCCTCCCAGATAGTTTGGAAGGTTGATATTCCTTTTTGACCCACCTTAGCCCAAGCAGCAAAATTATCTGCTTTCCTAATGGCTGTGGCGGCTCTCTCACCTTGTTTAGTAATTCCTTCGGAGGCTAGGACATCTGCTGTCTGGCCTGCTACACTAGAACCAAAATTGGAGGCTAGTGCTGACTGTGCCCCTAGTGAACCAGAAGAACTTCCGGCACCACCTGACTCAGCCCCTTGGATAATCTTTGCTCTTTTGATACGAGCCTCTTTAGCTGCACGTCTTCGTTCGAGCATGTTTTTATTCCGCTGCTGGGCAGCAGAGATTTCATTTGCTTCTTTCTGAGCATCCGCCGCTTCGTTAGCGGCCCTGTTCTGTGTGATGGCTGTAGCAGCCCCAAGAACGAGAGAAGCGCCCAGTAGGATTTCAATTCCCATTAAATTTCCTTAACCTCCCACCCTCCTAGCACTCCGCCATCAATCTCAACCTCAATATCCAACTCCTTAACCAAAGAGGCAAACTTAACTTGCTCACCCCCTTGGTTAAAGAAGAATAGGTAGTAGTGGCCTAGATCATATGCTCTGTCAAGGAGGTTGTTTAAATCCTCCCTGACTAGTTTAAGTGTTTTGTGAGACCATTTTTTAACATCAAGGTGGAGGAATATCATTCCTTGAGCCTCTTCCAGCACCAACTTATAACGAGAGTTGTCTGCATAGTTGTGTAAGACTCGTTCCATTATTCCTCCGAACTGGCTGTCAGATCAAATGACCAACCATAGATATATAGGTTCTTACCCTCAACTGCCTCAAACTTAAAGGCCAGTGAATGACCAAAACCCCTAATCTTATTCTTCGTATTGATTAGAAGTTCACCTGTATCATAATCATCAGATGGTCCAGAGGGAACATAAGCTTTTCTGTAACGATAAGCTTCCCTCGGAGTAGACCACTTGTTTGAATAGATAGAGGTAGTCCAGTTCCATTGAGAACTGAGTTGGCAAGAAGATTGGTTAATTGGGTTGAGGGAGTCGTCAAACCCACTCTCAGTTCTCTTAAAGAACACACTGAGGTATGGAGTTTGTTTCCTAGACCTAGGCTCCCCACCAGTCATAAAGGCTGTGATTAGGTATGCCTCATAACCTAGGGGGTCATCAGTATCTCCCCAGTCGTAGAACGAAGAGTCTCGGTAGTTACCGAAAGAGTATTGAACAGTTGGGGAAACTCTCTCCACAACTAGGTAGATGAGTTCTTTAAGCTCACCCGCCCTAAACTCTTTCTCCGTAAACACCACCTCACCCCCAACAGTAACAGTAATACCATTAGCTGTAACAACAGATTGTTGACCTGTAGCAGCATAGGGGTTTGTTTCTGTAACCCCAACAACTAGAGGTAGGTTATCATTGTTAGTGGGGATTTGATTGTAAGTGAAAGCCCCTTGGTCCACATGGAACACAAACTCTTCACTGTAACCATTATCAACACTGGTTGAGTTGAACACCCAACGAATCTTTCTCTCGTAAGTGTCGAAATAACCATCTGCAACTTTCTTTTGTTGCAGGGGGATTTGACCATAACGAGTGGAGATAGTCTCTGCCGTGAGGTTTTGACTCTCCCAATCTCCGTATCGGTTCTGACCCACAGCTTGGATACTGTCACTGGCCCAGTAGTAGATTGCGTCGTTAGCAAAGACAACAGAGTTACCGCTTTCACAACCACGGTCACTGATCTTCACCACTTCATAATTAGTGGCAGAGAAAGCACTGTCATCAGTCCCGCTAACTTTCCACACACCGTTCTTGGCGAAGATGAAGAGAGAGCCTTGAATGGACTCCATCTTCACAATACCATAGGCCCCATCAACTTTAATAAACCCACCGTCAGTATCGGCTAGGTCTGGGTCAATGTGGGAAGTGGGGTCAGCTTCTTGGTAACAAGCCCCAATGTCAGTTTTATCTTTAACAATTCGACTGAACAGGACATAGCTGCCCATGCGGGGGGACTTACTATCACCACCTTGCAGTTCGTTAGAGAACCCACCAAACCACACACGCCCAGAGAACTCTGCACTAACAGAGGCCCCACCGGGGGTAAAGTCTAATGGCAGATCAGTTACAGCATAATCCAACTCAGGGTATTTATTCCTAAGCTGTTTCTCCCTGTAGAGACGAGAACGGCCCCGATCAAGGGCATCAATAATGAAATATCCCTTGGGGGCCTCACTGGTCCCTAAGTCTGTGTTCACAGCATCTTGGGACAAATACCTGTCAATGGTTCTGTTCTGATCCCTATTGGCATTAGGCGCAATGAAGGGGACACAAGAGTCTGCGTTAGAGGGAAATTTACCGTAACCCGGATCAATTTCAATAACGTCTTCTTCTTCGTCAGTCCCCCAAGAGTCACCTTCATCTCCCTCACCCCCAGAGATTTCTGAGACGAGCCATTCAAGAACTTGGTTCCCATCTGGGTCTGGGGCAGACTGATTAAATCTCTTAATACAATCTTGGAGAGTTTCACTCGTTTTACCAAAACGGGGAATAGCATAAGTTTGGTTACGAAGATTATAGAGGTGCCTATCTTCTAAGGAGGGGGGTCGGAAATCAATGTTACCTGTTACAGTTAGGTCCAACCCATTAGAGAAAGACTGAACCCCCCACAAGTCTCTGACATACAGGACTTGTGAACTAACCTCAATACTTCCTTCGTTATATTCCAGAACTAGTGGTTTCTTCTTCCCTGTGCAGACGACCAGAAGGCCGTCTACAACAGAGTAGTCAAAATTCTTAGCATACGGGGAATAGCTAATATTCGTCTCGAAAATCTGTCCCGAAGAAACGGGCTGGGTATCGAGATCATATACTGCTAGATGGAGTCCCACCTGCGCTACTAGCAGAGATTTATCTGGATCACCTCCTGCGTTCTCCCATTTAAAAATGGAAGTGTAAAGTTGTTCGTTTGAACCTAAAGAGTAGTTCGAGTTAATAATCCCCGAGGATTCCTCGTAGTCAAAGCCAAGACGCTTAGAGCGGCTCTTGTCTCTGTTCAACTCCATATTAAGTTCATCGTAAGAACTCTGAGGGTTTTGATTAAGAAGGTTGGCTTCTGTAATCAGGCCCCCAGAGAAGGAATTAATTTGAAGGGGTGCCTTCCTTCTTGACATTCTTAGGTCTCCCCTTTTTCAACTTTTCTAGCGAACGGTCAATAGCCTGTGTGGCAAACGCCTTCGATGTAAAGTTGCCCTTAAGTTCAAAAGGGATTTGCCCACTACCTGTGGGCATGATCTTATACATCGAAAACGTGCCAAGAGGCTCAATCCGATAACCTCTGTGGGTCATAATATATTCCTAAATTAAGGACGGTTCTTACGGCGTTGTTCCCGTAGCTTTTTAGCATTAGCTGCGCCACGAGATTTAGCTGCATTAACCTTGGCTTGAGTTTTAGCTTTATGTGCCGCCTTTTTCTCCCGGGGAGACTGAGCTTTAGCGGAGCCTTTTGCCTTAGCCGGTGCCGAGTCTTTAGCGTTAGTCGCACGAGTAGCACTTACACGAGTAGCTTTAGCTGGGGCAGCACGGGTAGCCTTGGTAGCACTGACCTTAGTGGCCTTTGTTGCCGAGGATGCTTTAGTGGCTTTAGTGGCACTAACCTTCCGGGCTGCGGGACGTGCTTTGGGGCGAGGAGAGGTAGCAGTCTTGGGGCGAGCTTTAGGCCGTGTCTTACTACCACCAGATGAGTCTGATTTAAGTTTAGTGTTATAGCGTTTGCCATTCCAACTAAACTCTTTCTTACCCGACTTTCGGGCAGAGGCAAAAGCCTCTTTAAAGGTCGCCATCACTTCTTCCTTCCGTAATTAGGATAACGGGTTTGTTTGTTCGTAATCCAATTCTTCCTAGAGATGTATCTCATCTGTCTTCCAGACTCCTGCTCAGACTTAACATCTTGGAACTGTCTCAGCTTAGACTGTGCCCTACTCAGGGCCTCTTCCTGCAACCCCGGAAGGGCGTCAGGGGGAGTGTCAATAACCGAACCATCCTCAAGAGGTAACACCCTCATGATGTAAGCCACAGCCTGAACTTTGGATGCTTGCAAGGTGGTGTCCACCTCTGAGTCATACGAGTCAAAGATTAGGTTGGAGTCATCAAAGGACGTGTAGTAGCTTGGAGCTTGGTTGTTTAAGATAGATAAGCTAATCCCAGAACTGTCTGTAACGGTTGTTACCGTAGACGAATCAGTGTTCCTGTTATTAATTAAACGGAGGAAGTCATCTGGATACTTATACTCTACAGGGAGGAATCTCTTTCGTGTTTCCCCCAGCTTCCTCTTATCGTAATTGATAGAAGAAAGCTCTTTAATGTCCTCAGCGAAGGACATGTGAGTGGGCTTGGAGTTATCCCCACTAGGGACTAGGCTAACTAGCCGCCTAGAGTTGGGCCATACACTCCTAGCCTCCATAGCGTTGAAAGTGGAGATGATGATTTTAGCTACAGACTCAGATTCTTCTGTGTCGAAGATACTGTTTACCGTATCACCATCCATCTCTGCTAGGATGTTTTGAGTGAGGTCAAGAAGTGTAGCCATCCAAACCTCACAAGAAAACTGGGTTGCGTGGGATAACTCTCACATACCAACCTGCCACAGAGACAGAGTTACCAGTGTTGTCCGTCCAAGCAGATAGCTTAGCAGGGTTATTAAGAACCAAAGTGGTTCCCATATACACACTGAAAAAATCCGTAACCTGTGTAGTGCCTGCGGTCTTAATACCCCTCTTCGTAATAACAAGGGGGAATTCCCCAGCATCGCCAGAAGCCATATCTAGACGAAGGGAGATAGCATCGTTTGCACCAGAGGTGGTGAAAGTGATGTCAGGGCGAATGTCAACTGTGTCCCCCAGTTGGAGGCCAGCACCCGACCAATCAAATTGGTTATTGGAGGTGTCCCAAATAGCTCCGTATCCGGGGAGCTTGTAAGTGTCTCGTGTGTTTGAACCAAGACCATCGTTAGTTAGGTTAACCCACGATCCGCTGGTTAGGGGTTGAGACGTTCCCGTATCTGCATAGTCATACCAACCCTGTAGGTAGGCAGTTTTCCAAGACCCACTACCTGCACCATTCGACACATAGAAAGTGTTCGTATTAGCTGTAGAAGCCCCTTTAGGCTCCGGCAGGTTAGGGTCAGTAACAGTGTTTAACTCAGGCATGTTAGTCTCCTACTAAAAAGGGGGACAAGGAATTACCCCTGCCCCCCTTCTGATTACATCGAGACGTAGCGAATAACAGCCCGAAGTTTACCAGCAGAAGTAACCGTGGGCGAGGTGCCTGCGAGGTCAATACCAACCGTTACGGCGGAGGTCAGACCCCCAGCAGCAGACCAAGTGCCAGAGAGGGCGGAGGTGAGGTCATAAACCCCAACAGCCTCTGCTTGTGCCTCAGTGATGGTAAAGCCGTTGGTCGCCTCAGAGCCTTCGGTGCCAACCTCGATAACGGGGCTGGTGCCACCAAGGACGAAAGCCTCAGTGACTTCTACGAAGACATCCTCAATTCGGGAACCTGCGGGGATTTTCGGAGCAACGAGGACAAAAGCCTCATTACCAACCATAGTCCCGTCAATGTCCAAAGTTAGCTCATTCATAAAGCCAGCGGTGCGGGTTACACCAGAGGTCTTACCCGTAGTTCGCGGGCCATAATGATTGCTAACCGTCGAGGTGACGTTACCACTACCAGCGGCAGAACCATCACCAAATTTCGACTGTTCAAAAGCCATGTTGTATATTCTCCTTTAAATTACGAGCTAGGCGCGGTGGCCGTCGGGGAGGTCACAACACAGCCAAGGGTATCAATCCGCTGAATACCGAAGCCATAACGGCAACGATCAACAAACTCGTCACGAGCGCGGTCTTTGTTACGCTCACCCTCGACTCGGGGCATACGCCGCCATGCACCCATAACCGGCTTAGTCTGGTCATCAAGGATACACATGAAGATGTTGAACACACCAGTAATGGAGGTGGTGCCATCATCAGCAGCGCCTTGGTAGAGGCGGTTAGAGGTCATAATGTCCCAACCAAACCAGTTCGAGATGAACCGTTGGCCAGCAGCCAGACCTTGACGAAGGATGTTTTCCGCGAAGGGGGTTACGTCATTCGTGATGGAGACGTTCTTGTTGAGGGTTGCTTCCACAACCGGGTCAACAATGAAAACACGACCAGCAGCAGGGACGTTAGCTTTATCGAAAGCCAGACGCATCTCAATCAGATGGTCAAGACTAAAGATGTTGTTGGACATGGCAGAGACGATGAAGTGGTTAAAACCATTGATCGGCATACCGTCCGAAGCAGCAGCGAAGGGAGCAGCAGCGGCAGCAAGGAAGTCAGTTTCAAACTGTTCCTGAACAGCACGAGTGTGTTCGGTTGCACGAGCCGCCATCAGGGTTTCAATCTGATTACCGTCTTCACGAAGGTCATCGGTCACATACCATGCATCACCTTTGTATTCGGTGATTTGGAAGGTGATCTCACCCGACTCAATCGGGTTGTAAACCAGAGCGGTATCTTCCTCAGCTTCTTGCAGAGTGACAGAACCGATAGTTTTGATATGCAGGGTATCCCCGTGCATGAAGTCTGCCACGTTCCGGTAGAACGATTCAGGCAGAAGGCCATCGTGCAGGTTGGTCAGAATAAAGTTAGAATCAAATACATATAAGTATCCAGACTATAACTTTCTCCGTGGAGATAATCTCAGTTAGTCGTTGCGGCTGGTTCTATGAAAGTTTAGCATTTGCTCAATCTTCCACTTTTTAAGTCTAGAGTGTCTGTGGCAATTTCGGAGGAATTCCTCTGCAAAGCCCCTATCACGAACACCTAAATTCCTTTTCCACCTCATTGCGTTACAATCAGTCATTTTATTAATATGACCGCCAAAGGCTTTTTGCAGGAACTCAATACCCACTGTGTCATCTACATGAGCAGCAACATCAATGGACATTTGAACGTGGTTGTTTTTACTAGACTTACGCATTAAGTAACAGCCATCTCCATCGAGATACCCAGCTACCCATGCTTTAGTGGGGTGGTTCTTTGGTTTAACTGGACCAGTGTTTTTGCGAGATAGGTTTGAGAACTCCCTGAGTTCAATCGCCTCCTCGTCAGAAAGTGGTTGGCCTTGAAGGTTGGAGTAACGATCAAAAAGCCTTTTCCAGTGTGCCCCCTTAATGACCATGTGCTTCACCAATCTGGGGATAAGCATATTGAGGTCAGACCTCTTGCTTACATTCCAGTGGCAGCCACGTTGATCCTCGAAGACAGAACCAAACATCGAACTTAAATACTTAATGTATCCATGTCTATCGATGCTATGAGAGGCGAACAGAGACAGCCTAAGCTGTGCATACTGCTTGCCAGTGCTACGGACAGACTTAACAGACCTGATAGATAAACTTCCATCAGCGTCAAGAAGGCCCGCCAAATACTTAATTTCTTCTTCTTTCACAGGAGAACTCCTTGAGTTTCAACCTTGCCTCGTGTTAGCTTACGCCTCCACGTTATTTAGAGATTAGTCAGCATTTATGTTTACTGTTCCGACTCAACAAAGGCACGAGTATTGGTAGTGAGTTGCATTTACTCTTCCTTTGGATTAAGATTCTACGCCAAGTTTCTTATAAACGTAGTCTTGGTTTTGTTTCCAAGCATCCTTGATTTGGGCACTAGTGGCACCGTAGAGCAACGACCCCTCAAACTTCGGAGGAGGGTTGTCATCAGGACGTTTGGTGGGTGGGATAACAGAGCCAGTTGAAGGAGTGGTTTTAGCTTTAACATCGGCAGCCCCTAGAATCTCAAGAGCCATCTTCGGGTTAGACGAAGAAAGGTTTCTCAGTTCTGCGGGGGAGGTGTTAAGCTCCTTCGCCCGTTGGGCAATGATCTCCTTGACATTGTCTCCATATTTTTGAGTGAGAATGTCAGTCACTTGGTTTAGGTTTTTGGTAGCTTGGCTTTGCGATTCACGCTGTTCCAGCATTTGTTCAACCAAGGTCTGAATCTTACTCTCGTCGAAACCACCCTGAGTCGGTTGGTCTTCCTTCTTCTGGGGTTCGGCGTCTCCGAAGAGCTTCTTTACAGTGTCTTCCACACTCGATCTTTTCTCTAGTTCAGCTTGCGCTTGTTGAAATTGACTCTCTACTTCCGACTTTTCGGTTTTGAGGGTTTGGATAAATTGCTGCGAGTGAACCAGAGCTTCAAGTGCAGACTCAACATCTTTGTATTTAGGCTCTCCGTTCTCGTTTACAATCAGCTTTAGTTTGTCTTCCAAGCTGTTGTTTGGCGAAGGCGGGGTCGCCGCCGTATCTTCTTTATCTTTGGGGGTATCATTGAAAATGTCTTGGTCAGGCATCTCTATTCCTTTAACGAAGGATTATCCCCCGTATAGTATATTTATTATAAGTATATTATTATATATACTACTAGTATTTCTAGTATTTCTAGTATTTCTAATATACTTTTCTAAGCTTCCTATATATATATACTCCAAAAAAGGGGCATTTGTCAAAAACTTTTTTACTCGCCCATCCTTTTTTCTTCGATCAGGGCGATCATAGTCTTATAGGATTTGATCCTAGAGAGCCTGTCCACTTGGGACAGGTTCCAGTTAGGACTCTTGAAATTCTCGTCAGAAGTCATAGAGTTATACTCCTCTAGTATCTTCTCTTCGAGAACCTTTTTCAGTCGGTTACGGAAGAAGTAAGCAGCATTAAAACTATTTTGCAACTCTTTCTTTTGATCTTCTTCCAAACCCTTCGTTAAGCTAGTCTTCATAGGGCACCCATCATTGCTTCTTCTTCGCTCATCTGACCTGCTACAGCCACATCTTCCTCAGCTTGCTGAGCCAGTGAAGCAGTCTCTTGCTGCTCTTGGATGGCGATATTTTCTTGGAACATGTTATAACCCCGAAGGTCTACAACATCCTCAACGAACTTAGACATAGCCACAGAGGACGTGTGGGGAGCAATCATCTGACCCAGAGGGGAGTTAAAGATACCAACAAGGTTTTGCAACTCCTGAGCCTTCTGAGCGAAGTGTCTGGCACCAATAGGACGAAGGATACCATCAGCAGTAATATCTTCCTTCGTAATCTCCATGAACTGGACTGCACCGTAGTCGTCATCAACAACACGAATCGTATCCGTGTAGTCCATATTCCTATGACTCACCTCAAGCATGTTGTTGAGGTTCTTTTCAAGGAAGATTTCAAACTGAGCGATCTTCTCCCCGAAGATTCTGCCGGAGGCGTTCTCTAGGGTTTGAACTTCAAAAGCAGTTTTCTCACCCGGAGTTCTAATACCCATAGCCTCTCTAGGGGCACCAGCATACATCTCCATTCGTGCTTCAAGCTCTTGGATCATATCCTTAACTGCAAACACATCTCCGAACTGCTGGGCTAGCTCTTGAACATCCCCATTTTCGTCAATGTGGATTTCACCATTAGGCTCCCAGACAAACTCTTCAACATCCCCAATAATCTTCTTGGGGGGCATAACCTTAAGATCAAGAGCGTTAGCCCCCATGTTCAGGTAATGGTCAAGCATATACTGCATACCAACAAGGTTATCCAGAGGACCCATAGCCCAGAGGTTGTCAGGACGTTTACGCCACCCAACCATCTCAATCATATCCCGACCATCGTAGCTGGGGATTTCTTCGTTTCTAACCATGATGGTTCTATCAACGACAGTAATCATTCGGTTAAGGTGAAGCTCCCCAGTCTCAGCGTCGTGGTAGTCTCCGTAGAACTCTAGGATTTCCACTGAGTTGCTTTGGTAGTATTCTCGGAGAGAACCAAAACCATCTACAGAATATTGCTCAGCCTTCTGCCAATCATCAATAGAATAGGTTTGGGAGGCTAGTTGTTTAAGCTCATGCTGTTCTAGAGCAGGGGTCCAGAAACTATGATCTGGGTTGGTAGCCGCAAGCTTCTTAAGTTCCCCTACAGTAGCCATAGACCGGACAACCTTGTGGGTGTTTTGGAACGAAGAAGCAAGAGGGTTGAACACAATGTCATAAGGACTGATACGGCAGAGTTTGGGTCCAATGAAGGAAGCTACCTTCTGACCGTTCTGACCTTGCTTGTAGCGAGCCTCAAACGTGGGGATGGAGAAACACACACCCTTGTCAATGTAGTCATACAGGAGAGAGCTTACAGTGTCCCTAAAGCCCCCCTCACGGGTCTTGTTCTCCATATAGGAGGTGATGGTTTTAGCTTTTTCTTTAACAGCCGACTCTCGGCTATAGGCCATCCAAGTTAACCACTTGTCATTAGGGAACAGGGACGACAGGTAGTTGGCATGGAGGTTGTCCCTAATCTGAGTGAGTTTAGGGATTGTGGTGTTGTGAGTCCAAGGGTTACTTGAGTTGCTAGTCGTAGTGGTGTCTGTAGCGAAGATGTATTTATCCACCTCAGCCCACTCAGAAAGCTTCTCAGCCCGTTGGTAGTGGTATTTATTCCAAAGGTTACTTACCCACTCCGAAGGGGAGTCTGGGGAAAGAAGACCAACCAGTTCTGCTACTTTATCATTAGCCATTAAACATAGCCTCCAAATCTTGTTCCTCTACTTTTCGTAGACATGAAATCTTTCATCTTATCTGCGGCCCTCTTAGCTGGGGCTACAGCAATACTTACAGCAGATGCTAGAGCGTCTTTAATATCATCATGCGCTGGGCGTTCTTGCATAAGCTCTTCCTCCAAGATATGAGTCCAACCACCTTCGTGGTGCCACATCTCGTAGTTCTCATACCTATGTTCAAGAACCGCTGCAATACGTTCTTCTTTCCTACCCTCGTGACGAGTAGGTCTATAGTCAACAACACTAAGCCTCAATCCATGAGTCTTTACATAGTTTTTGATGTCTTCCACAATCGTAATCTGAGCAGCAGTAACCTCAGCTTGAAGTTTCTTAAACCCCCACTTGGAGTGTAGGGCTGCGATGTGTTGGAAGTATTCAATGTTCTTAAAGGATTTAAACCTATCAATATCCAAGACGTAGATATTCTTATCAGAGTCAATCCCAATTACAACAATAGCTGTGTAGTCAGCTTTAGCAGCTAGGGAGTATGCGAAGTCCACCGCTGCATAAATGTTAAGTCGTTTACCGTTGTAGAACCACCGACCCCCTTCGCTACGAAGGAATCTGGGGTTGTAATATTGAAAGACCTCTGGACTAATACGCTGTGAGTCAGGGTCATTAGGATCATTATAATACTGAGCATAGAACTGAGTTCTGTCAGTGTATTCAGATTTAATACGGGAGAGGGTTCTTCGGTTGAACCCAAAAGCTTTACCGTCACTCCTTACAGAACGGGGCCACAGGAAAATGTCATCAGTCTCCACTGCATACTCTTTGATGTTCCATACAAGAGCTTTACCTGTATGGTTATCTTCATCGTCGTAAGTCTCTGTTACCTGCTCTTTCCAAACAGCATAAATATCTCGGGGGTCATACCTCGTTCCACAAGCTAGGGTGAACCCACCTGCGTTACGAATAGAAGTAAACTGAGAGGTCTTCTTACTAACGGACTCTCTGCCCTCCTCAGTGTAGGCATTCTCAGGAACCACAAGGTCATCTGCACAAATCACATCAGCATGCCAGCCAGTGGTGTTTGTGGTTAGCCCTGCGGTCTTCACAGTGGCGTCCCTGATGCCCTCCTTCTTCCGTTGTGGGTGATCTACCATGATGGAGGTAGATGACCACTTCTCGCGCTTCCCAGAGTCTGGGTGGATGTATTCCGGGAAGTATTTAGAATAGGCCCCACTCTCTAGGATGTTTTTAATGGCGAACAACTGAACAATAGCAAGTTCTGCCGTAGCTGAAACATACAGAATGGTTATCTCTGGGTGACGAGTAATCATCCACGCAGCCCAAGTAGCAACCATGTGGGACTTTAGGTGGGCACGGGGAAGCATAATGAGTTTGTTCTCACTAGCTTGCCCCTTGCCATACAACGTATAGTCCTCTAGCCACTTGAAGATTTCCCTGTGGATACTGCCATAAACATATCCGGGGTTCATCAACCTAGCAAAAAAGAACAAGTCCTTCTTAGCAAGCTCTCGGATTTGCTTGGCCTTCTCAGGCATATCATCAATCTTATTGTATGCCTCTTTAAGCCAACTTTCCATAATTACTTACCTTTTCGTGTGTGAAGCTCTAGAAGCTCAAACTCTGGGGCAAACTCTTCTTCGATCTTTGCCTTACGAGCAGCTTGTTCTTCAATTTGAGCTTTAGAGGGACGACCCCTCTTATTCTTAATCCAACCCTCGTCAGCAAGCCATTTAGCTGCTTGGTAGGACTTATCGTTAATAGCGAGGTCAACCAATGTGGCAATACCCTCTGAACGAAGGGAAAGAGCAAGCTCCTCCCTCCACTGTTCAATGTGTCTACCTACAATAGCGTTCTTACAGAGACGTTGCCAATGAGGCCAGTCATACAGATACTTGTTTGCAAACTGATACTCCTCAATATCCCCCTCCTCTAGATAGAGCCTTTTCAAAGAGGGATAGGTCTTTCCTTTGTAGAACTTATCCTCACCATCGAAAGTGTAGACGGCTAGGTCTGTATTATACTTATCCTCTAGGAAGAGTCCTTGGACAATATACCTACCCTTTTCGTCTTTAAACTGTTTCTTATCTACATTCATACTTCACCTTAAGCTAACACATTTGACGGGGTGAAAATGGTGTCAGGGTCAATTAATTCAATTCCGCTTAGGGACACCCCCTCCTCATCTTTATTCGGAGTATTGATGGGGGCACCCTCTGAAACCCAACGCTGCACCCAATCCACCCAAACGCCATAGGCAATGATGCGCGGACCAAGCCAGAAATTGACATGGTGCCGCGTGTCCATCACCGCCGGGATAACCACCTCACCTGCCTCATCCAGCACCGCAGGCACCAGCACCATCGGGCCGATGTGATGAATATCTACGCCAGAGAGAGTGCGTAGGGTGCCGTCCTCATCCTGCGTGACCAAGGGTGCCTTGATCGCCTCAGCCTCGAAGGTGGCGCGATCTGTGGCGCGGAGCATGACGTGCAGCACCCCGCCCCGCATGGACACGGGCAGCGTAACTTCCTGCCCGTCGATCTCAACCGTATAGCTCATGCCGAGGCCTCCGCGATGCCGGTGTTGCCAATATCCTCCGGCCACATGACGAAAGAGGAAACGTGACCCATGAAACCAGCGTTTGCCACATTGCATGCAACTGCTGACACATCAGGGAGGGCAGTGGGCGAGGTGTTTTCAGTAATGCCTACCCCATCAACCGCGCCATCGAGCAGGCTTTGAGTATGCCTACCCGCCAAACTAAAGGGCACCCCCACGCCGGGCGAGTAATGAGCGGTGGGGGAACCCACTTCGTCAAAACCAGATACAGGTTCCCTTTGTGCGAAAACAACCTGCCCAGTTCTAGACCCGTCAGTGTCGATTTCAGCCGACACATACTGGTTATATTCCGCTGCCCACCGGTAAAAATTGAAATTAGGCGATCCTGGGTCCGCATACGTCATCCGCCCCCGCATGGCGATGCTCACGCCCGCCGGGTTCCACGGCAGGTTCGCCGCCGGGATGGGTAGCACGTCAGCCGCCCGCGTGACGGTGGAGCCATTGGTGGGAATGTAGGAGGACGGGGTTGCGCCAGCTTCAAGTTGAGCTGCGGCAAAGATTACAGAAGAAACGCCATCGGCAAGCCATGTCTGGTAGGCATTCCCATAGTCTTGATCTATCGGGTAAACCTCAGCACTTAGCGAACCGGAGGTGCTCACTTCTGCGGTGATAGAGCACCTAAACCAACCATCACCGAGAGAGGTCATCTGAGCGGACCCAAAAGTCGAAATACCAGTGCCTACGCTACCAACTGCACCTGAGGATAGGTCAAAGAACGCAAAAGAGTTTGCTTGGACCCCACCGGTATCGGTGCCTTGCGAAATTAAGCGAAGTTCGCAAAAATCATACCCATCAGCTTTAGCCACTACAGACCAAGTAACCTTCTCACCTGAAGCGAAGCTACTGACGCTAAGGTCATACAACTTGTGACCGTTAGTGGCCTCATCAGGGGTTACTCTGGTAGCAGTATTTCCAAAGGGTGAAGCAACCCCTGAGGATAAAGTGACGCCGATTTTAGTCCACTCGGAATTAGTGAAATCCGAGCTATACGGGACGAGGTTCGTCCGGCTCTCGCTCTCAATCAGCACCCCCGCATTGACCCAAGCTGATCCGTCCCAGATGTGACTATTGAGCCGAGGAACGCCAGCGGCAGCTGTCTGCAAGGTGCCCGTCGCATCGAAATAAGTCGCCGTGCTGGACCGCGCATAGCCGGGGAACATGGCGTCGAAGGTGCTAGTTTCGCCCTCCACCATATAAGACTCTTCCCCACTAGATCCATCAAAGTCAGCAGCCAGTTCTGGTTGGAAACCATTAGCTTCAAAATAACTAGCCAAAGGAGAACCGGAGGGAAATCCTTCTAAAGCCCACTGAGTGTATCTCTCGTTGAGAGTTCCTACATAGCCCTTACTTCCCAACCATGAGTAGAAGGCTTGGTTAAGTTGTCCTACATACCCCTCATCTTCCAAGAAGGATTTTAGGGCAGAGTTGAATTGTTGTGTATATCCCTCACCTTTCAGGTGGGAGTATAGCTGTTGTGTATGCATATTCCTTCTTTCGTTTAGAAGAGGTTAATAACGTCTGCGACGGCCCGGCTAGTTTTTCTTTTAACGAAGAAAAGAGGAGTTCACCGGAGGTGTATATTAGCGGAGCTATGTTTCTCTTGTCCCGTTAACAGTGTTTTACAGGAACTCAACTCTCCACTTTTCTGTAAGAAAATAATTAGTTGCATTAACCAACACAGCACGGACCCCGTGCCCCCCACTGCCCCCCTTACAAGTTCTGCTCCGCAGTGTCAAGAGGGTTTGTTGTTGTCAGACACATAAATGCCTCAACTGTTGCTCAATATCCACACCTGCTCACGCAGATAGTGTTGAGAATCAATGTGTTAGGTCTTAGCCTGTTCAGGGGGGTGGGGTTTAACAAAACGCTAAAGCGGCATTGGCTGTTGACATTGCCTGAGTATTCCTATTCGCGCGTGTGTATATGTTTATCATTAAGGTTCTTTGGGGTTTTAATAATAATGTTATTAAACAAGGGCTTAGGAATAATTTCAGCCTTTTCGCATTTTATCTGTTGATAATCCCATTTGGTGCCGCTAGCTTAGTCAGTGTCGAAAGGGCAAACGCCCAGACGACCCGGCAGACTTCTAGCTGGTCTTAGAGATAAGTCTCTTTGACTGTTAGTGCGGAAGGTGCCAACGTAAGATCAACCGCCGGTCCTATGGCCTACGTCATCGGTATCGCGGGTTGCACAATCTAGATCGCTTCGGCAACATAGGTGCAGCCTGCCTGATATTTGAGAGACAAGGGAGATACGGGAAAAGGGGGTTGACAGGGGAACCAAGGTTCTCTAAGGTGAAAGACAAGGCAAGGGCTTCGGCCCACATGAATTCAGACTAAGCGTAACGGAAGGTTGCTTTCCCTATCGCTGGTCCTAGGTAAGCCGCTGATATGCTAGGCATGACGCGGGATGACGGGACTAGACGGTTGAGTAACTGGAAGTGAGAACCATCTGACCAAACCGTGACTGGCACGGCAAGTAGTGGCCTAGTGTGACGATGCGCACTATAAACCTGCATGCGGGACTGAGTGGTATCCTATGTCCCCTAAATGGATACTGACCGTAACGCCCTAACACTGGCTCCACATGAGCAAAGATAGGGAATAGACGACGGAACCTAAAGACCGCTTCTATTCGTCCTAGGGAAACCTAGACACGATATGCGCCTAGCTAATACATGGGGTCATCCTAGCTAAACCCTTGGTGTATTGGTGCCAGTGATGGTTTGTTTGTTCAGTCAATCAAGGTTGATTAAGCTGACAAACCAAGGGGTTATGTGGTGGCGAGGGTCAGACATAGTCCCAGAAAATAAGGAGAGAGTTGATGAAACAATATTTCTTTGAGGATATGAACGGGAAACGCACCCCTATTAATGCCCAACGGGCAGAGGAATTTACCTTCATGGGGTATGTTCACAGGATCATTGACACACCTGCAATGTGTGTCCTTCGTTCCACTGCAAAGGGTTGTGTGCCGAAGGTTCAACAAAAGGTGGAACACCTTCGTTATGGGGGAAGTCCCCGTATGAAGAATCCTTTCGACTACGCAACAGGTTAATCTTTCTGAGGGGCGGATACGTCCGCCCTTCTAATGGACTAACCTTAACCAACGGAGACTACCATGACTTCTAACATCAAAGGTCACATCTACGGCCTGATCGACGAAATTGCGGCTGCTGAGAAGATCACCCGCAAGAAGCTTTCCATCCTGTCCCGTGACATCCTCTTGTATGTGATGGAAAGTCACGACATCGACTCGGTGAACCGCCTTTTGGGTGTTCTCACCCCCATGAACAAGCGGGCTGCCATCCTTTACTTTGGTCACTTCCTTCCTTGGACTCAGGAGAAGGACAAGCAGGACGTATTCCAGCGGTTTGGCAAAATGGTGAAGGGTGAGCGCAAGGTGAAGGCAAAGGCTGACGCCATTACCGAATGGCTGTCCGACCCTGAGAACAACATCTGGCTTTGGGTTGAGGACAACGTGAAGGTTGACAAGAAAAAGGACTTCGCCGCTGGTGTGAAGCGGGCCATCAAACAGGCTCTGGAAGGTGATGAGAAGACGGAGAGTGAACCTCTCACCCCTTCCCAAATCTTGGAAGCTGTCTTTGAGTCAGGTATCGGCCTTGAGGATATGCTTCTGGCCTGTATGGAACGTGAAGAGAAGATGAAAGAATCTGAGGCCAAACTCAATGCGGCCTAAGTTCTGGGATTGGGTTGGTGGTCTGTGCCTCTTTGGCACAGGCTACCTCCTCCTCATCATGGTTTGAGGTCGTCTTTAGTTTTGTAATGGTGGTTGCTGGAAAACAACCGAGAAAATTTTACTACTCCCCATAGCTCAATTGGAGAGAGCAGCTAACTTCTAATTAGCAGGTTCGGGGTTCAAGTCCTCGTGGGGAGGCCAATTAAATGAGGAAAGTGTAATGAGAGAGTTTCGTAACTTGTCCCCCTTTGAACAAGAATATTTGAAAAGAAGTTTCGAAGCTGGGTATCGGATTGAATACTACTCCTGCTATTGGGGAGAGTGGAGACCTGTGCCTAACCCCAGTTGGTTAGGCAGGGATTGCTACCGTATTAAGCCTAAAGAGGAGCAAGACATGAAACCTAAAACTTTTGAGCAGATGACTGACGAGGAGAGGAATGAAATTGTTCATGCCCTTTATAATGGGGGCGAGGTTGAGCGTTACTCATCTGCCAGTGGACATTGGGGGCCAAAGATAGGCAGGAGCATTGAACCAGTCATAGCCTACCGCGTCAAACCCAAAACCATCACTGTCGAGATGACAGAAGAGGACTGGGAGAAGTTCAGGGGACTCTTCTCCTCTGCAAAGGTGCTCTGAGAGCTACGGAGAGCCTCACTGAGTAGGGGTTTGGACATTTCATAGGGGGTAGGTGCGGATAAGCCCTACTCCCCACTCACAGGAGAGATTTATGACAATTGCTAAACAAGAAACCTTTGACAAGGTTGTTGCCCACATCCGTAAGCAAGGAAAGCCCGCCATAAATTCTAGGGGTCACTGTAAATACAGAACTAAAGAAGGTCTTATGTGTGCGGCGGGATGCCTCATCCCTGATGAGGAATACTCCTTTAATATTGAGAGGGTGACTGTCTCAGAACTTAAGGAGGATGATCTCTTGCCCCCCTCCTTAGAAGAACATAACCTACTTTTAGTAAATAGTCTGCAAGGATGTCATGACGTTGCTTCTAACACTCCTCATAGATTTCTAGAGATATTTGAAAGAATGGTGGAGGAAGTAGCAGAAAAATACAACTTGTCCTACTCCCCGCCAGAGTGATGCCATGACCTATAAGACATTCTTCCTACTTAGTGCCCTCATCTGGGTGGTTTTCTTCGTCCTCTTGTATATGAAGGATATGGCTTAATGGAAATTGAGGTTGGGAAATACTACCGTCGTCGGAATGGTAAGGTTGTGGGGCCTGTTGAAAAAACCAATCCCCACTCAACACACCCTTATTTTGTTGGGGGTTTCAGATACACTCCACACGGTCGAGTCTCTTTATCTAACAAATCAGTCTTTGATTTGTGGGAGGAAATCCCCCAGCTAACCAGTTGGGACGACAGGCTACTTGAACTAGCCTCCCACATCGCCCAATGGTCTAAAGACCCCTCCACTAAGGTTGGATGCGTCCTAGCCGATGAACACAATAGGGTTGTGGGCATGGGATATAACGGATTCCCTCGTGGTGTGGATGACAACCCCTCTCGTTACGAAGATAGGCAGCTTAAATACATGCTTGTGCAACATGCAGAGGCTAATGCCATCCTCAACTCTACAGGTTCCACTAAAGGAACTACAGCCTATGTAACCCACCACCCTTGTGCCAACTGTGCAGGGCTTCTAATCCAAGCTGGGGTGGTTAAGGTTGTGTGCCCTACTCCTAGTGGAGCAATGGCTGAGAGGTTCAGGGAGAGTTTTGCAATGGCGACACTTATGTTTTCTGAGAGCAAAATTGAAAGGATGTTGAAATGACGTTCAAGTTCACTGCAGACCAAGAAGCTTGGCTGCATGATCTGGAAACGACCGATGCCCCGCAGTGTGAGGGGAAGCTGTATATCGTCGGCGGGGGCTTTTGTTGCCTCGGTCGTGCTTGCCAAGTGCTTCTCGGCGATCCGGATGCGTTTTGCGGGTCTGGTAAGTATAAATTAGGGTTGTGGGATGGTGATTGTTTTGCACATCTACCCACCTCAATGGTGGGACGCCTGCACCTCTATGGGAGTAGAGGCACAATCAACCAAAGAAAACTGAACGAGGGGGGTGAGAAGCTCTTGGAGGGGCTTGCCAGTAAACTGTGCTTGACCGACCTCAATGACCACCTCAATTGGGACTTCCGTCGCATTGCTGCTTTCATCCGGGCGAACCCGGAAGCGGTATTTGAGAGGGGGGCAGAAGAATGAACATCACCTCTGCTGTCCTAATCACTTTCACAATTTTAATCGTCTACGTTGTGTGGACTGCGCAAATGGCGCTTAACTAAGGAGAAGTAAAATGTTTCTTGGCGTAATTATGGCTTGTGGGTTTATCAACTCTGGGCCTACAACCGTTGACACTTGTGAAATTGCAACCTCTGGTCGTGCTTTCCGAACTGAGGAAGAATGTTTTGAATCGGTTCGTAAGGCTCTGGACAACATCTACCCGAATCTACCCGAAGGGGTTTATATCAGCGATGCAACTTGCTTCCAAGTTGATAGCAACACATAAGGAAACTTATCATGCACATTGAGACTGATGTTATTAGTTGTTGCGGTCTTGTGGGGATTTATAACTTCCCTGACAAAGCAACGGCCACAGATAAGTCTAAAGTCAAAGACCTCATTCACAATGCTCAACGATGTGTAGATGAGTGGGGAGACTATGTAGGTGATTCAGATGAAGAGGGGGAGGATGGTTGGGGAGTTATGGCTACCCTAGCTAGCTATCAGTGGCCTAAGTGGCATGACTTTTTGGTTGAGCAAGGGTTTAAAGTTGTAGCTCAATGGAACAACCCAAATACGGGTAATGACATCCGTATGTATTTCCACAGCAATGACGAAACGAAGAAGGAAGGTTGATATGCAAGTTAGTCCTCATGGGGGTGGGTGTTGTGGTGTTTCTCACATCCACTCGATCCCTATCTATTCTGAACAAAGTGATTTTGACCTTCTCTATGGGGGGTTGAATAAGTTTGAAGATGAATTGAAGGGGGGGTTAACCTATGCTTCAAGCTTCAACCAGTATTCTGAACCTCGTGATGAGGATAATAACGAAGGGAACTTTAAGAGGAAGAGTAGGCTCTACGAAATCATCCTTAATGCAAACCAGATTAGGGAGGCAGACAACGTAGGAATCTTGCAACTCCTAAAAGACTACGGATTCGTCCCTGTGAGTAAGTTTGTAAACTCTAACAGTGGGAGTGTTTGTGTAGTGTTCCACCTTGTTGGAGGTCCACCTTGTGATCCTGCGGATATGGAGGGTGTTAATAACATCCTATCTAAATACTACTAGTATGTATAAGGTATAAATATATTACTACTTCGTAGGTGTAATATTATATACTTATACTTCTAGGGGACTCATATACATATACCTGAAAAATAGCCCTATTGTCAAAAACTTTTTACGAAGAAAATAACCCTTCTTCGTTAAGGTGTTGATTTTACCCACAACTTTTTTGGGGTTATGTAGTGAGAAATGTTTGACATAGTTGGAGAAAAATATGAGCCTAGTGTTCGTTTATGGCACTCTCAAACGAGGGTATGGTAACAACAGATTGCTTAAGGGACAGAGGTTCATCTCACCCGCTAGAACGGTTAGGCCCTTCCTCCTAACCAATTGTGGTTTTCCTTACATGATTGAAACCACTGACAAGGCTTACAAACACACACCACTGCCCGTAACTGGGGAGGTGTGGGAAGCTGATAAACAATCCCTAGAGTCTATGGACGCCCTAGAAGGGGTTAGCTATGGACACTACCGGAGAGCTTACATCCCCGTATCCTTCGTTGAGGGAGTTAGGTATTGCTACACTTACCTAGCAGGTAAGAACCAATCAGAAGGGGAGAAAGAACTGGAACACACTTTGTGCAACACTTTCGTTGACTTGGATGGTAAGGAGTCTTACGTATGGATGTAGTGGATTTTAAAGACGTTCCCAACCCCTTTAAGGGTTTAAACCCACGTAGGGGGGCTGCTTATTGGCAACGTATGTCTGAGGGTGGTCGTCTTGACCAATCCCTTGGGTCAGTTTGTTATGGAAGTCTACGTTATGTAGACCCCGACTCAAAACAAGTGGGGGTCAGGATTTTCCACCCTAAATCAGCGTTCGACGAAGAGGCTTATAGAGATTTCCTGAAATTTCTTTTTACCTCTCGTCATTGGGGGGATGGGTTCATCACTAAGGATGTTGATGAGGCTAAGGAAACTGGGATTGTCCTTAACACAAAAGCCCCTTTCTTCGTTGCTTATGGTGCTGCTATGGCAACTAGAGTTTTGCTTGAATACCCGTCCTCCTATAAAACCTACAAGCTGTTTCGTTCTTTGGGCTATGATGAGGAGGATTCTTTCTTCTTCGCCACCCACATATTCTCTGATGATAAGGGTTTACACCCTATCTTTCAACCAACTCATGGTGCTGTCTATCCCCCAAACCTAACTTATAAGGGTTATAAGGAAGCTGAGAGGCAGGAGTTTAAAGGGGAATTTAGTGAAGGTAAGCCTGATGATGGCTCTGTCTTCGATTTGTATGAACTCGATAGCAAAGTCTATAGCTCCCGTAACCTCTTTGAAATTAGGCAGGCTTCACTTTTGTCGTTAGGTGAGACAAACACTGTTCTTGGCCCCTTTGGAGGAAGAACTTTCTTCCTCAAGGAGACAGAGGAAAATCTAAAACAAGTTGCAACCCTAATCAAATCTGAGGAGTGGTTCCGTGTCTAAAACTATCTATCTAGAGGGGTCGAACCTCTCCCTATACACAGAGATGTTTCTCAAAGCAGATTACACAGTGGCTAGCACACCTTCCTCTGCTGACATTATCTGCTTCACTGGTGGGGAAGATGTGTCTCCCATGTTGTATGACGAGGTTAAACTCAAACAAACAACTTGTGACCACCACCGAGACCAGAAGTGTTGTGACCTTTTCAACACCTATGTTGGTAAGAAGAAGATGTTGGGGATTTGTCGTGGGGCACAGTTCTTGAACGTCATGAATGGAGGTGCCCTATATCAAGATGTGGACAACCACACATGCCCACACGGTCACCTAGCTACCGTTGTGAGTGATGGGTCTGAGATTAAGGTGACTTCCACCCACCATCAAATGATGATAGCTACAGGGGAAGCTGAGCTACTCCTAGTGGCTAATGAGTCCTCCTTCAAATACCCCACAGAACTGTCTAAGGAAGACCCTTGGGTGGATGTTGATGTTGAAGCCCTATTCTATGAGGAGACAATGAGTTTGTGTTTCCAACCCCACCCTGAATACGAACGGGATGGTGGTGAATGTCAGGAACTCTTCTTTGAGTTCGTTGAACAATACTTGATGTAAGGAAAGAATTAATGTGTGGTATCGTAGGTTGTGCTGGTAATCTAATCCAGAAACACAACAAAATCTTCCGAGATATGCTCTTCATGGATGTTATCCGTGGGGTGGATTCTACAGGGGTTATGCTTGTAAACATGAAGGGGGAGGTTCAGGTAGAGAAAGCTCTAGGGACTCCCAATAACCTCTGGGATTGGGGGGCCTCCAAACTCTTTGATTTCCGGGGGGTTGGTAAGTCGGTTAGTCGTATTATGCTTGGTCACAACCGAGCAGCAACAGCAGGTAAAGTCATTGAAGACAACGCTCATCCCTTCACCTTTGAGAATATCACAGGTGTTCATAATGGGACTCTTACGAGCTACTATGAATTGAAAGATTCCAACTCTTTTGATGTCGATAGTCAAGCCCTGTTTAACGACATTGCCGCAAACGGTGTTGAGCATACATGGAAATCATTTCATGGTGCGGCGGCTGTGGTTTTTTACGACAAAATTTCAGGCAACCTCAACTTCATTCGCAATAGTCAACGGCCTCTCTTTATGGCGACGAACAAAAGGAAGGATGTTATCTTCTGGGCCAGTGAGATGTGGATGATTGACGCAGCTTGTGGCCGTAATGGCGAGGAGGTGTTCCGTGAGTGGGGGGAAGACGGTAAACTAACCGACAACCCAGCAAACCCCACTTCCCTAGCCCTCGACCATCTCTACACTTTTGAAGTGACCAACTCTGCATACACGTTGGTTAGTCGGGAGAAGTTGGAAAAAAAGCCCCACGCCATCAGTGGGGGTCAGATTACTCGGACTGGTGGCACGAATACTTCGGTGAACAATCGCCACGGGAAGGGGACGATTCCCACGGTAATTGGAGGTGGTAAGAAGTCCACACAGATTAATCCTGATTGGGCTAAGAACACTGTCCGTCTGGGTAAAGAGACTCGTGGACTTAAGTTTAAACTTATCTCCGAGACTGTTGGTGGTGGGTTGCTTGGCCGTCTCTCTGATAGCCAAGAGTTTATCACCGTCATCCCCAACAATGAGTTGTCTCGGAATAAACTCCGTGACCTCCTAGGTAAACCCCATGAGTTTATCACAAATGCTAGGATGCGGGATAAGAAGGTGGGTAAGTATTCCAACTACCGCATCTCGTCTGCAAATGTTCGTCTCATTGCATCCCCTGTTCAAACTCCTGTTCGTAAGGAGAAGGAGCAGGTTGGTGGCCCTTACAAGGGGTATCGAGGCGAACTCCTAAACTATGAAGACTGGAATGCCCAGTTTAAGAAGAACCCTTCTGGTTGTTCCTGCTCTTGGTGTTCTGATAACTTGTATGCACAAGACTCCCACCTCTATAAATTCATTTCGTCGGGGGAAGCTCTTTGTGAAGATTGTTCTAACAACCCTGATGTAATTGGGCAAGCAGCCGGTTACGTCTAAAGAGGATAAGACTTATGAAGGTTAATGGTGTAGACTTTATGGTTGGGGCAGACCCAGAGTTCTTCGTTAAGAAGGATGGAATTGTCCAAAGTGCTTTTGGGTTGATTCAAGGCACTAAGTTCAACCCCTTTAAGGTTAATAAGGGGGCTGTCCAAGTAGATGGTATGGCCCTTGAATATAATATTGACCCTGCCTCTAGCCCAGAGGAGTTCTATGAGAATCTCACCTCGGTTCGGGATCAACTCCTCAATATGATTCCGGGCTATGAGGTGGAGGATAAATCTTCTGTAGTGTTTGACGAAGAGGTTTTCAACAAACAACCTCTGGAAGCTACTCTGTTGGGGTGCGAGCCTGACTTCAATGGTTGGTCTATGGATGTTTCCAACCCCCCTGATGCGTCTGGTCGTATGAGGACTGCTGGTGGTCATGTCCATGTCGGTGGGTTCCATTGTAATGATCCGAGCAATCATTCCCACTTCCAAACCTGTGGTCGTCTTGCCCGAATTATGGATGAGACTCTTGGGATTTACTCCTTGCTCTGGGATTACGACGATAAGCGTCGTAGTATGTATGGTAAGGCTGGGTGCTTCCGTCCTAAGACTTATGGTATGGAGTATCGGACCCTTTCTAATAAGTGGATTTTCCAAGGCCGACTGACTCAGTTTGTATTCTCGGCTGTAGAAGAGTCCCTTAAGAAGATGTTTGACCCCAACTACCAACCTAATCCAGAGGTGGAACACATCATTAACGAGAGTGATCGGTCCCACCCCCTCCTTAAAACCCCCCGTGCTGATGAAGTTCGGGCAATTGTGGAGTCTTAAATGGCCTTAGATTATACTTCTGACCCCATCTACGCTGATGAACGACTCCGCAACAGCTTGATTATGTTGGATGGGGAACCTGTAATGTATCAGGGGCAAGTTCAACGCAGCAAAGTTTTGGTTAGCTACCTGAAAAACGGACTTGGTGATGAGGTTCCTCTGAAAAGTTTGGACCTCCTCCCCCCAAAGCTTGGGTATGTTAACCGAAGTCGAGTGAAGTTTGCCTGTCGAGTCCCTTCTAGGGGGTATAGGCAAGGGCTACGGACTGACTCCCTTCAAGAGAAAGATAACTCTGGTCGTTGGGGTCGGGGTTCTATTGACCTTAACCTATACAAAACCATCAAAGGTTTGTTTCCCTCAATCCAATCTTGTATTGATGAGGTTAGTAATGGGGAGGTGGTGGATAGAGCTTTCCACCGTAACTGGTCTGTAGGTATGCACCGAAACTCCCTTCGTCTCTACTACAAAGGTCGGTATGTTGGTAAGGCTGGCAACGACCTCACTCTTAATGATGAACATTTTTACCTGAAAGAATCTCTTGAGGAGGCTCTCTAATGAATATGCGGCAAATTCTAGGTCTCCACCAGACGGATGGGGATGTGGGGGTGGAGATTGAGTTGGAGACTACCAGTCGTAGTCCACTACCCCCTGACATCACCGGAGATCAATGGAGACTCACGAGAGATGGTTCTCTGAGGGGTAACTCAGGGGAATACGTTCTCCGCACTCCTGCGCCAATTGAGAGAGTCTCAGGGTATATTGCACGTCTACGCACCACCCTTAAGAACTCTGGCATCCCCGTAACCTACTCCTTCCGGGCTGGTGTCCATGTTCATGTGAATGTTCAAGAGCTTTCTCTTAAGGAGTTGGTTCAGTTTGCAGCCCTATACTACATCCTTGAGAATGTTCTCGTGGAATGGTGTGGACCTGACCGTGTTGGGAACCACTTCTGCCTCCGTTCTTGTGATGCTGAACGGTCAGTGGACCTGTCCTCCCAAGTAATTCGGGAGAGAAATTGGTATCTATTGGAGGGAGCTACCATCCGTTATGCTAGTTTGAACTGGCACTCCCTCATTCAGTATGGTTCCCTTGAGTTCCGTGCCATGTCTACGAAAGAGGGACTTGAAGATGTAGAGGTGTGGGCACATATGCTTTACAACCTCCGTGAGAAGGCTAAGGAATATAACAGCCCACAAGAAATCTTCCTGAACCTCTCTGATCGTGGCTCTGAGGACTTCGTTCTTGAGCTAGTTGGGGAAGAAAACTTCAAACTCCTCCGTGGTTGTGAGGATTTTGATTATAAAATTCATGAAGGTATGCGACTAGCGCAAGACTTCGTGTTCTGGTGTGGTCAATTGGAGACTTAATATGAAGATTTTTATCCACCCCTACCGAACTGGTTCTAACTCTGTTGCTGCCCTATCTCAAGCGATTGGGGCTAAAGTCATTCGGTTGGAGAACTCCCGATTTACCGGGGGTGATAATAAGTTTGTAGTGAATTGGGGAAACAGTGTGAAGAAAGAAAAGATTGAAAAGTGTTTCACCCTTAACGACCCTGATGTGGTTAAGATGGTGAGTAATAAGAAAGACTTCTTTGAGAAAGTGTCGGGGGTTGTAACAATCCCAGAGTTTACTACGGATAGGGAAGTTGCTAAAGCTTGGTCCGATGCTGGTAAGAAGGTGGTGGTCCGAGAGAAGCTTACTGGTCATAGTGGGGAAGGTATTGTCCTGCTCCAAGACCCCGTTGAGTGGGAGCAATACAACCACACACGAGCTAAGCTATATGTGGAATACATCCCTAAGAAAGAGGAGTATCGTGTTCACGTCCTCGGTGAGAATGATGTAGATATTCAGCGTAAGGCTGTTCCCCGAGACCGTGCACGAGAGACAGTCAACTACCAGATTCGTAGCCACCAAAATGGTTTTATCTTTGCTCGTAACGAAGACCACACCCCCAACCCCCTTGTTATTGAGGAAGCTAAGAAGGCAGTTCAGGAAACTGGACTTGACTTCGGTGCAGTTGATGTTGTGTGGAATGAACATCGTGGCAAGGCATATGTCCTAGAGATTAACACAGCCCCCGGACTTGAGGGTCAAACTGTAGATAAGTATGCTCAATACATCCAAGAGGTTGTTGAGAGCAGTCAAATCACAACTCGTAATCTACAGGAGTTGCTTAACGCAGACATGGCTGCTTTGGAGGAGGCTGTAGGACGGCAGGAACTTCAAAGGGCATCTCGTCGGCCCCGTTGGAGTCTGGAGCCGGACGACGTGACTCTTGATGAGACTGCGTGGTAAATATAAATAACCAACCCCTTGACAAAGACCAGTGGAAGTCCTATCTAGAGAAGAACCTACACAAGATGGGTTTTGTCAATAGGGCCAAGAGGTATTATGCAGACTTGGCCCTTTCATCAAACACCACAAAGAGTCAAAGGAATTTCATGAGAGCAATGGAAGAATTGGATGTCTAGATGTATTGATAAACTTCCTCACTCTTGTGGAACCCGGAAGGGTCTGCAAGTGTTTGTGGATGAGGAGTCTGGCAAGGTTAATGGTTGGTGTTTCAATTGCCAAACATTTATTGCCAACCCTTACGGGGAGGAGAGACATGTAGATGATCTGGACCTACCCCCACCTAAAACAGAGGAAGAAATAGAAGAAGAGATTGGGCTGATTAGTGGCTACCCCACAGTCACTACCCTCAGTCGTAAGCTACGGGCAGAAGACCTAGAAGTTTTTGGTATTAAGACTGCCCTTAGTGAACACGATGGTAAGACCCCCACCCACATGTATTTCCCCATGACGAAGAAGGGTAAGATTACAGGCTACTACGTTAAAACCCTAACTGAACCTAAACACACTTGGTCGGTTGGTGACGTTAAAGAAGCTGACTTGTTTGGGTGGGAGAAGGCTAAGCAATCTGGGGCCTATAGGCTTATCATTACAGAGGGTTTGGAAGATGCCGTTAGTGTAGATAAAATCTACCGAAGGGGTAATAAAAACCCAGACTACCAGCCCGCCATCGTAAGCATACCTAATGGAGTGGGGTCTGTCTCAAGAGTGTTGGGCCACCACGCACAAGATATTAGACGTAAGTTTAAGGAAATTGTCTTGTGCTTTGATGACGATGATACTGGGGACAAGGCTGTGAAAGAAGCTATGCTTATCCTTCCAGAAGCCTTGTCGGTTAAGCTCCCTTGTAAGGATGCCAATGCTTGTGTTATGGAAGGGAGGATGCAAGCAGCTTACAAAGCCTTAGCCTTCCAATCGTTCAAGCCAAAGAACACCCGAATCATTATGGGGGAGGAGCTTCACGAAGCAGCTAGAGAACCTACACCATTCGGTGAGTTGACTTGGCCCTTCCCAACCCTCAACAAACTTCTTAGAGGTATCCGATATGGGGAGACGGTTTATATCGGAGCGGGGGTGAAGATGGGTAAGTCTGAACTTCTCAACCATATTGCAGCTTGGTTTATCCAAGAGCATAAGGTTCCTGTATTCATGGCTAAGCCAGAGGAAGCTAACAAGAAGACTTATAAGCAGTTGTGTAACAAGATTGCTGAGTCTGTCTTCACTGACCCAGAGGTTGAGTTTGACTACCAAGCCTATGATGAAGCTGGTGAGCAGTTAAAAGGTAAGCTCATGATGGTTGATATGTATCAACACATGGATTGGGCTACTCTTAAGGCTGACATTAGAGACGCTGCCTCTCGTGGGGCTAAGGCTATCTTCATCGATCCCATCACCAACTTGACCAACGGGATGAACCCCGGAGATGCTAACACGAAGCTTCAAGAAATTGCACAAGATTTGTCCTCCCTAGCACTAGACCTTAATGTCGTTGTGTTCATCTTCTGTCACTTGAAAGCTCCCGATGGAGCAATTAGTCATGAAGCACGAGCAAAGAAATACGACAAAGGGGAGTATGTTGGTTTGGGTTCTTGTCCTCACGAGCTTGGCGGAGATATTGTTTCATCTCAGTTCGCTGGCTCTCGTGCCATGATGAGGTCTTGTAATCTTATGATTGGCTTGGAGGGGAATAAAGACCCAGCCTTGCCCGAGGGAGTTCGTCGTCAACGATGGCTCTCTATTACAGAGGACCGAGAGTTTGGCAACACTGCCAAGGTTCCTATCTATTGGAATCCTAAGACAACTAAATATAAGGAAGTTTGATGAACGGAGAAAGCACAGAAGATCGTCGTAAGTGTGGCTGTATCTCCCATGAGTTTTGCGGGAGGTATGGTTGTGCTAAGGATGTGAAACCCCCGGTGAGCCAAGAGCCTATGCGTTGCGCTGAATGTGACTGTGAGTTTGGAGGAGTTGATTGCAATTGGATAATGACACGAAACTGAAACCCGGAGTAAGAAATGTCTACAGCAAATAACTACGCCGCAGAGGCGGCTTATAACGACTTGAACACCTCTGTTGAGCGACAGGAGTTTAACCTTGTCACTAACCTCGGCCTCTACCCATATCCAGACGGGGACCAGTGGTGCGTCTTATGGGGAGCGGACCTTGTGTCAGGCGTGTCTGGTTTTGGAGAAACCCCGTATCTAGCGGTCCTTGCCTTCAATAAGGCAGTAGCATCGGCCCGATGCGGCCAGTCCAACTAACCCCACCCGGAGGCCACATGACCAAGCCCATCCACCCCATCACCCCCGACAACCTGTTAGATGAAATCCTCATCGCTATGGACAAAGTTATGGATCAAGATGTGTCCATCCAGTCTCTAGCCGAGGCTGTCGCAGACCACCTCCGCCCTACGGTGGAGATGGCTATGAGTAATAATAACACCCTCATTGACGAGCTGGCGCCCGAACTGTGGCTTAACGACATAGAGGAAAACCCAGCCATCGGGAAAGTGCACAAGGAGAGAAGCCATGCCGTCAAAGCAAGTTGAGGACGTTTACAATGCAATGTCGCCGGAGGAGCGCAAGAACTGGGGGCGCGGCAGCGTGACGTCTCGAACTACGAACGCCGAAACTCTCTCCAAGGCGGAGAAGCTGGCTCGTGCCTTGAATAATGTAATGAGCGGAGGCAGGGCTATCGATCTTCGGCTCGTGGCACAATGCCGTGACGAGCTTCGGCGCTTGGATCGCGCCACGAGCAAGGAGGACTGACGCATGGTTAGAGTTGTATGCACCGTTTGTGGGATGGGTGGGGCTGGCAAGAATCCGCCCTACAATTGCCACAAATGCGGAACCAAAAAGTCAATGGTAGGAGAAGGTATGTGAAGAAAATTTTAACAGGGATTGTATTAGCCCTAACTCTCTCTGCTTGTAGCAATGGAGCCAAGCTTCAAAGCGGGGATTACGCAGACGCTGCCACAACGGCAGTGGGCGTTGCTCTTGGTCATACAGAGGTCAACCCCCTATTGGGGGCAGCACCCGATGCAGCCATCCCTGTAGCTGCTCTAGGATTTAAGTATGCTGTGAAGGCTGGTATGATTGAGGCGGGTTATCCCGTTGAACAGGCTAATAAAACTGTCAACTCAGTTAGTTGGGGGGCAGCTTGCCACAACCTCGTCATCCTAGCTGGTGGACCCCACCCCATTGGAATTGCAGCCGGTATTGGTTGTTGGTTTCTAACTAAATAAGGAGTTAAGACATGACTTGTCGAGAAGTAGAACAACACATGAGAATTATTGTAACCATCACACTAGTGTGTGCTGCAACAGTTCTCTATACAGCCGGTTGGGTGTATATCCCCGGAGTGTTCCTACACATTCACTTAGGTCTTTTAGTTGTTGTAGGAATGTTGGCTGCTATGGCTGGGCTTATTGTTTTGTTTGGGTGGTTGACAGGGAAAACCTCCTTCTGTCGGGGGCCTAAATGAATACTAGACTTGGAGCGTTCTTCAAAAATAATTACGAACGCCACTTGAAAACCATCAACAAAATCCTACATAATACAGAGGCATCAGAGGATGTAGTTCAAGAGGCTTACTACCGAGCCTGTAAATACGAACAATCTTACGACTCTACGAGGTCTAGCTTCAACACTTGGTTTAACAAAATCTTGTTCAACTCCCTTCGTGACTACCAAAGGTCTGATAAAGATTCTGGGGTTGACCATGATGCTGATGTGGAACTAGAGATTGAGGTTGTGAGTCCGTCTAAAACTCTTGAGAACCTTCACCTGATTGAGCAAGAGATTAGTCGTTTCGGACGTAAGGGTAAAAATCGTAGAATCCTTGAGCTTTTCTACCTTAAGGGGTATAGCTCTTACGAGATTAGCCAGATTGAGGAGGATGTGAGTGTAAGTAATGTAACCTCTATCAACCACCTGTTTAAAAGAAAGCTTGAAGATAGTTATGGAGTTAAGCTTTGAAGGTATGAGGAGATGTAACTAGTTATGATATTTGACATCGAAGGGGATGGACTAACCCCGACGAAAATTCACTGCCTCTCTTACGAAAAGGGTGGGAAGATTAGGACAGTTTATAAGTATGGTGAGATGAGAAAAGTCCTCGCCTCAACCAAACTCCTAATCGGACACAACATTATTCGCTATGATGTTCCAGTCTTAGAGAGAATTCTCAACATTAAGATTGAGGCAAAACTAATTGACACCCTCACCCTCTCGTGGTATCTGTTCCCCAACCGGCTAAGACATGGCTTGGAGTTTTGGGGGGAGGATTTCGGTGTTCCAAAACCAGTTGTCACAGACTGGGAAGGACTAACTCCCGAGGAGTATGCCCACAGATGTGAGGAAGATGTCAAGATTAATGGTAAGGTGTGGAAGGCTTGTAAGGAGAAGCTTCTAGAACTCTACGGGAGTAAAAAGAAATACGACAGGTGCATCAATTACCTGATGTATAAGATGGACTGTGCTGTTGAACAAGAGCGTAGTCGTTGGAAGCTTGACGTAGACCTAGCTACCCGTAGTAGAGACACCCTACTTCAACAACAAGAGGAGAAGATTGAGCAGCTTAAGTCTGTCCTGCCCAGTGTGGTTAAGACAGTGGTTAAAACTAAGCCTGCCAAGCCCTTTAAGAAAGACGGAACTTGGTCTGTAACAGGGGCTAAATGGTTTGCACTACTCTCATCTAAAGGTCTCCCAGAAGATTACGAGGGTGGGGTTGAGGTGGAAGGGTCTGTAGAAGAACCCAACCCCAATAGCCCAGACCAAATCAAGAAGTGGCTAACCTCTCTTGGTTGGGAGCCTGAAACTTTCAAGTATGTCAAGGATAACAAGACTGGCTTGGAGAGATCAATCCCACAGGTCCGAAAGGATAACGATGGGGTTAAAGAACTCTGCCCCTCCGTCATTAAGTTGGCAGAGAAACAGCCAGAGGTTAGACTTCTTGAGGGGCTTAGTGTAATTCAGCACAGACTATCCATCTTCAAAGGGTTTTTGGAGAACCAAGAAGATGGTTGGGTTAAGGCTGAGATTAATGGACTGACCAACACCCTTCGTTTCAAGCATAAGGTGGTGGTTAACCTACCCGGTGTGGATAAGCCTTGGGGTGAGGAGGTTAGGGGTTGTCTTGTAGCCCCAGAGGGTCACATCCTTTGTGGTTCTGATATGACCTCCCTTGAAGAGACAACGAAGAAACATTACATGTGGGAGTATGATCCAGATTTTGTTACAGAGATGTCTCGGGAAAACTTTGATGCTCACCTTGACCTTGCTAAGTATGCAGGAGTTGTTACTCAAGAGGAGATTGATGACTACACATCTGGTAAGAAAGGTTGTAAAAACCTTAAGCCAATTCGTAAAAACTACAAAGCCGCCAACTACGCCTGTATTTACGGCGTGGGTGCCCCCAAGCTTGCAAGAGAGACAGGTCTGTCTGTCTCAGAAGCGAAGAAGCTGATTGAGACCTACTGGAAACGTAACTGGTCTGTTAAGAAGCTTTCCGAAGACATGTTCGTAAAACATGTTGGCGGGGAGATGTGGCTATACAACCCCGTAAGTGAGTTGTATTACAGTTTGAGAAACCTTAAGGACATCTTCTCAACCCTCAACCAAGGGACAGGGGTGTTCTGTTTTGACTCGTGGATTAGGGAGTTTAGAAAGAAGAGGTCACAACTCACTGCCCAGTTCCACGACGAGATTGTTTCTTGTTTGAAAGAGGGTCAAGAGGATCGTTACTCTAAGCTCCTTAAAGACTCAATCAAATCGGTTAACGATAAACTAAAACTAAACGTCAAGCTAGATGTTGATATTCAGTTTGGCAAAACCTATGCAGACATTCACTAAGGAGTGGTGATGATTAAATCTCCCTATGCTACACAACTAACTAGGCAAATACAAGAGGGCCACCCCAACCCCTCTCGTGATATGACTAACCGCAAACCTCCGAAGAAGTCTAAGAACAAGACTTCCGAAGACAAGAACAAAAAATAAGGAGGCCATTAATGGCTCTTAATGCTAGTAAAGTAAAGAACAACAACTTTGATCGTCCTGAACCTCTTGAGCCGGGCACCTACCCTGTTCGTCTTGTTCAGGTAATCTCTCTTGGTGTTCAGAAACAACGACCCTACCAAGGTCAAGAGAAGCCCCCTGCGAACATGATTCGTGTGACGTATGAATTCCTTGACGAGTTCATGAAGGACAAAGAAACTGGTGAGGAGCTTGAAGACAAGCCCCGTTGGATTTCTGAGGATTTTCCTCTCCACTCGTTGGATAGTGATAAGGCCAAGTCCACTAAGCGGTATTTGGCTATTGATCCTCTGCAAGAGCAGAAAGGGGACTGGGCTAATCTTGTAGGCTATCCGGCTATGCTCACTGTGAGCAACAGCCCCTCTAAGAAAGACCCCAACATTATTTATGAGAATGTTGCTCAGGTCAGTTCTATGCGGGCTAAGGAAGCAAAGTCTGCCCCTGAGCTTGTCAACCCCCCCAAGGTGTTTGATGTTGATGAGCCGGATATGACCATCTTCTGGTCCCTCCCGACTTGGCTCCAAGAGAAGATTCAAGAGAATCTTGAGTATGAGGGGAGCGCTCTTGAGAAACTCGTAGAGAAGGGTGTTGGTAAGTCTGAGGAGGATACCCCTAAGAAAGATAACACCCCCTCCACAGACGAGGACAGCGGCTCTGACGAGTCTGATGACGAAGACTGGTAAGAGGAGTTCTTATGAACCTTATCCAAACTATGGACTACGGGGTTGTTACCTCCCGTAAACTGACAAAGGACTCCGGCCTTCGGGCCGGGGATACCGTCATGGTTATTGGGCAGAAGCAATTGCCTGAGAAACGTAGTGACCCCTACCTCACCAGAACCTATGTTATCTGTATCCGTGTGGGGGGTGGTAAACATCAACTCCCCGCAGAAGATAACGATTACAAATCCTACCTCCTTGACCCCCGATCCCTAACAAAGATTGAGGACGAGGAAACTCTCTCCAAATTCTCAGAGGAGTTGAACAATCAATATGATAAATGAAGTAATCGCTTACAAAGTTGGTGGGAGTCTCTACAAAACTCGGGAAGAGGCTTTAAATAAAGTGTTGATGAACCTAGCCTATCAATACTCTACTTCACTAGAACAATTCTTAAAAAGAATGTCAGAAAGTAGTGTGTTGAGAAATGAGGTTATGAAAATCTTGTCTTGTGAGGGGGCTAGAGATTGACCCCACTGATTGACGCAGACATCCTGCTACATGAGTTGGGTTGGTCAGGTCAGTTTAAGGACAAGGAAACAGGAGAGGAACTCACCCTACCTTTTGAGACAGTTCAAGAACTGTTAGATGAAAAGATTAGGTTGATTTGTGAGGACTCAGGGGGGACTGAACCCCCCATCCTCTTCCTATCTAATACGGAAACCATTGTTGAAATTTACAACAAATGGGCTAAGTATTCAGGAGCAACCCCAGCAGAGTTCTGCCCCAACTTCCGTTATGAAGTGGCGGTGACAAAACCATACAAGGGCACAAGGAAAAACCCTAAGCCCTTCCACTTCTATAACATTGCTGCCTATCTCATCTCCACATATGATGTGAGAGTGAGTAAGGGTGGATTGGAGGCTGATGATGAGATGTGCATTATGCAATTTGGAAGAGATGACACAATCATCTGTTCTAGGGACAAAGACCTACGAATATGTCCCGGTCATCATTACTCATGGGAATGTGGGAAGCAAGCTGCTATCGGACCTGTATTCACTGATCGAATCGGAGGGTTTAATCTCGAAGGAGGTAAGGAGGGGGTTGGATATGGACTTGCATTTTTCTACCTCCAAATGCTCACAGGAGATAGTGCTGACAACATTCCTGGACTCCCCGGACATGGTATTGTTCGTGCCAAAAAACTTTTGGAAGGGTGCGTCACTGAGCAAGATTACTATCAACGAGTCAAGAAGGCTTATAAGGAAGTGCTTGGGGATCAAGCTAAAGAATACTTCTTCGAGCAAGCCAACTTGCTACACATGATTATGGAAAGGGGTAAGTCTTATGAACCCCCAAAGGACTAAGAGGCTCCTAATAACCGCCCTACACCTAATCATCTGGTGTATGGGTATGGTTTTCATTGGGGTTATTATTAGTTGGTGGTTTGCCGCAGCAATCTTCTTGTTGCTTGCATCTCTAACAGTGTTGGTTAATGAGCCAATATACATCTTAGAGCTTACCGAGGAAGAGGAAGGGGACGAAGACAATGAGTGAGACAAGTCGGTATATCTACCTTGTCAACCAATTTGACGCTGAGCCTTATGAAGATTACTGTACAGGTGTCCACGCGGTGTTTTCTACTATGGACAAAGCCCTAGATTATTTAGAGGGGATGGGTAAAGGGCCTTTCACCGAAGAGGTGTCTGAGGAGGCTGTGTCAATAAGATACTACCTATCCCCCTCTGTGGAGGTAATGAAAATTGATGAACCACCCGTAACCTTTGAAGTAAGGGAGAAAGAGGATGAGTAGAAACTATTGGGTTATTAGTGACACCCACTTTGGTCATGAGAATATCCTAAAGTTTCGGGATAAAGAAGGCTCATACTTCCGGGGAGATTTGTTCCAAGACGTGGATCATATGAATGAGGTTATGATACAAAATTGGAATAGCGTAGTAAAAAGTGGAGATAGGGTTTACCACCTAGGGGATGTATTCTTTGGAAGTAAAGATAACTTCAAGAAAATTTGGCCTAGACTTAATGGGAGTAAATCCCTAATTGTGGGTAACCATGATGACATTAAATTCCTCAGTTCAGGGGGTTTCTTCCGAAAGGTTGAGATGTGGAAAGTTTTTAAAGACTTCAATTGCATCTTGTCCCACGTCCCTCTACATGAGTCTTCACTGGGTCGGGGAAGTTGTAACTTGAATATCCACGGACATATCCACCAAAACCCCAGTCCAGTTGGTCCTTACAAGTGTGTATCAGTTGAGCAGATTAACTACACCCCACTTAATCTAGAGGAGTTAAAGAATGGCTAGACCTTCTGGCCCAAAAACAAGAAACTCAGGTCAATGGAGTGAGAGTAAATTTAATTCCTTCATTCGTAACCAACTAAGGGGAGCTACCCGTAAGTGGGGGCCTATCTCTCAGGTTAAGAAAGAAGCGAATATCTCCCGTGGCAATTACAAATGTGCAGGCTGTGGTGAGATTGTCCCCCCTACGATTAAGGTGGGGAGGAAAAGAATGAACAATGTCTTTGTAGATCACATCGAACCTATCGTAGACCCGAAGGTAGGGTTTACTTCATTCGATGACTATATCGACAGAATGTTCTGTGAGAAAGATAATTTGCAACTTCTTTGTGGCCCCTGCCATGATGTGAAGTCTATGCAAGAACGACAGACCGCCAAGGAACGGCGGCAAGGAGAAAAAGATGGAAGCTGAATTCCGCACGTTTAATGATATTGAAGACATTCGCCTCCGGGTGTTCAACCGTATGACCCTGATGATGAACATCAAAGAGGATTTCGGGGCGGAGCAAGCCCAAGAGTATGCACGACAGTTTACAGACGGTGAACGTAAACAGATGATTGTCATGTCCAATTACATTAAGAGCAAGGGAGCAGACAATGTTCGGAAGGAAATCACCAAAGGACTCGCACTCGTTGAGTGAAGTTAATCACCCTGCTCATTACACTAAACACCCTAGCGGTGTAGAGTGCATCGACATCACTGAACATATGAACTTCTGTTTGGGCAATGCAATCAAGTATATTTGGAGGGCCGACCTTAAGGGTCGGTCCACTGAGGACTTGTGCAAAGCCATCTGGTATCTCAACCGGGAGTTGGATAGGCGTAATAATGAAAAATAAGTTTGAGCAAGTTTGGGGGCCTACCTCAGTTCTTCCTGCTTTTCTGGTTTTAATAGTTATCGGAGCTTTGGTAGTAGCGTATGGCTAAAATCCTAATCATTGATATTGAGACAGCCCCCAACATTGCTTATGTATGGGGGGCTTGGAAACAAAACATTGGTCAAAACCAGTGGAAACAAAAAGCTCACATCATGTCCTTCGCAGCCAAATGGTTGGGGGAAGAGGGCGTGTTTTACGAGGAGAACAGAACCAGTGATGACAGTAGAATTGTCAAAACTATGTTCGACCTTCTGGACGAAGCTGACATCGCCGTGGCACACAACGGACGGAAATTTGATTTTCCAACGATCATTGGCCGTGGACTGGTTCATGGTTATGCACCTCCCAGCCCTTATCATGTGGTTGATACGCTAGACACAGCCCGGAGAGAGTTCCGATTTACGAACAACACTCTAGCTAATCTCACACAGGAGCTAGGCATCCTAGAGAAAGGTGGTCATAAGAAGTTCCCCGGATTTGAATTGTGGCTTGAGTGTCTTCGTGGTAATGAAGAAGCTTGGGATGAGATGCGAGAGTATAACATCCGAGATGTGGAGGCTCTAGAAGAACTATACCTCCGCCTCCTCCCCTTCATGAAGAGCCACCCCAATGTCGTTCGTGGAGAGAAAGAGGGGGTGTTCTGCCCTAAGTGTGGCTCTGACAACATCCAATGGAGAGGCTACTACTACACTAAAGCTGGTATGTGCTACAAGCGGTTCCAATGTATGGACTGTGGTGGTTGGGGTAGAGTTCGGCACTCCGAGAAAGACATCCGACACGATGGGAGAAATGCAACGTAATGTCCTCTAAGATTAAAACAGAACTTCTTGATTGGATGGGGGATGACCTAGCAGTGGCTAACGCTGCTAGGGTTTCCTTCGACAAACAAAGCTCATACGAGTATAGTTGCGCTTGTGGTAATGATCCTTGCCCGGATGGTTTGCTGTGTTTCTCTATGCCGAAGCTAGCTGAACGAGACAAGAAACTAATCCAATATTTGGGGAGAGGTATGACCTCTCAGGAGCTTGATGATATTATTGTTGAGCTTTCTAACACAGTGGATCAGAATCGGATTGAACAACTTCTTTGGAAATTCCGAAGAACCCCTGAACATCTAGCACCCTTCGGTCACTGCTATATGAAGTTTAGGGTTCATGCCCCTGTGTTTGTAGCCCGTCAGTTGGTTAAGCACAAGTTTCTTCGTATGAGTGAGGTCAGCCGTAGATATGTTTCTTCCTCCCCCTCTTTCTATTCCCCCGATAAGTGGAGGGGTAAGGCTAAGAATAACAAGCAGGGGAGTGAAGGAACTATCGACCTCTCTAAGTTTAACCTAAGTGGTGAGGGGGTTGTATCTCCTGATGGCTGGGAAGCCTCTCTGATGCACGGAGAGTATAACACTAGGGGGACTATTAGAAGACACTACCAAGCTCTCCTAGACGCTGGTGTGGCCCCTGAGATGGCCCGTATGATTCTGCCCCAGTGTATGATGACGACTTGGATTTGGTCTGGCTCTCTGGATGCCTTCGCTAACATGTGCAATCTTCGTATTGACGACCATGCTCAAGAGGAGAGCCGTATGGTTGCACAAGCTATTAGTAAAGAAGCCTCCGAACTATTTCCCGTTAGCTGGGAAGCCCTAACTAGAAAGTAAAGTATGAATCAGATTGAAGAAGTAAAACGACTTGTATGTGCCCCCAAGTATTTGGAGAAGGGGGAAAGTTTTAAGCAAGGTATGGCTCGAATTGCCCATCACCTTTCAGACAACACAGAACATTTCAACCACACTAAGGAGATGCTTGAAGAGCAACGATTCCTCCCAGCAGGTAGAGTTCAGGCATCTGCTGGTGCTACACGAGTAACCACAGCTTTCAATTGTTTTGTATCTCCTACCATCCTTGATAGTATGGATGGGATTATGGAAGCTCTGGCTAAGGCTGCTCAAACTATGCGACTAGGTGGTGGGGATGGATTTGACTTCTCCACTATTCGCCCCTCCGGTGCCTTGATTAAATCCCTAGGCTCCACCTCATCTGGACCCATCTCCTTTATGGGAATGTGGGATGCTATGTGTGCTACGATTAAGTCGGCAGGACATAGGCGTGGGGCAATGATGGGTGTTATGCGCATTGACCACCCTGATGTTGAGGAGTTTATCACTGCTAAGCAGGACAATGGTAAGCTAACCAACTTCAATATCTCTGTCGCTATCACTGACAAGTTCATGGAGGCTCTTCGTAACGACGACAACTTTGATCTTGTGTTCCCAGTGGGTTCGGATAACGTCTACAAGACTGTGAAGGCCCGTGCCTTGTGGGATAAGATCATGAGGAACACTTGGTCTTATGCAGAGCCGGGTGTGTTGTTCATTGACACAATCAATAAGAAGAACAACCTCTACTATTGCGAGACTATTGCAGCCACCAACCCCTGTGGGGAACAACCCCTTCCCCCTAATGGTGCTTGCTTGCTTGGCTCCATCAACCTTGTAAAGTATTGCAAGCTCACTCCCCCTGATTTGTTCTCCCCCACTCCTTATCTTGACTATGATAAGATTAAGGAAGACATCCCCCACATTATCCGAATGATGGATAATATTGTGGACCGGACTGTCTACCCCCTTAAAGAGCAAGAGGTTGAGGCTAAGAATAAACGAAGAATGGGTATTGGTATTACTGGGCTAGCCAACACCCTCTCCTTCTTCGGGATTAGGTATGGCTCTCCTGAGTCAATCTCATTCACCTCTTCCCTCATGGAAGTTATTCGGGATGAGTGTTACCGAGCCTCTATTGAGTTGGCTAAGGAGAAAGGTCCATTCCCCCTCTTCGATGCAGATAAGTATCTGGGAAGCCCTGACAGCTTCATACAGACGCTTCCTGATGACATCAAGGGGGATGTTAAGGAGTTTGGCATTCGTAACTCCCACCTGCTCTCCATTGCTCCTACGGGCACTATCAGCTTGTGGGCAGGTAATGTGAGTTCTGGTATTGAACCTGTCTTCTCTCACGAACAAGAGAGAACGGTTTATATGCCTGACGGGAATGGGGCACAACAGACCTTCGTAATCCAAGACTACGCTTATAGCGAATGGGGAATTAAAGGGGAGCTTAGTGATGAGATTGGAGCAAAGGCTCATATTGATATGCTCACAACAGTCTCTCGTTATGTGGATTCGGCCTGTTCCAAAACGTGTAACGTAGGGGATGAAGTTCCTTTTGATGACTTCAAAGACCTATACCTTCGTGCCTATGAAGGAGGAGCTTCTGGTTGCACAACCTTTAATGTGAGTCGCCTAACCAAGTCGGTTCTAAAGAAGGTTGAAACTGTGAAGGATAAAGAAGGGGCAGCCTGCTACATCGACCCTGAAACTGGTGAGCGCTCGTGCTCGGATTAACACCCCCTAAAAGCCAATTCAAGAAAGGCCACACTCCTTGGAATAAATCCTCTGGGGAGTGTGGTTTCCCTGATTGTGATAGGTTGGGGAACCGTAAAGGTCATTGTGCGACTCATTACCTACAGCATAGGCGGACAGGTCGGATGTGGGAGATCGGCAAACCAGAGGGTAGGCGTGCTCACGGAGAGGGGGCTTTACACCAAGGTTACGTTAGGTTTTGTGTAGGGGGTAAAAATATAACTCAACACCGGATGGTTATGGAGGAGCATTTAGGTAGGGAGTTATACTCTTGGGAATCTATTCACCACAAGAATGGTATTCGGGATGACAATCGTATTGAAAATCTTGAGCTGTGGTCCAGCCCTCCTCGTAAAGGGGTTAGGGTTGAGGACTCTATCGCAGATTGTATAGAATTCTTAGAGGCCTATGGATACAAAATAACAGGAGAAAGAAGTTGTGCTGACTAGTCTTAAAGCAATCCCCCTCAAACTATGGAGCTACCTCCTTGCGGGGGTAGTTGTCCTATACCTGCTCTACCGAGTGTATAAGGCAGGTGGGGATCAGAAAGAGGTGGACAATCTCAACTCAGCTTTAGAAGCTGTAAGACGGAGGAACACCATTGAAGAAAACACTAATGCTCTTGACGACAACGCTGTTTCTAGGAAGCTGCGGGATTCTGGGTGGTTTCGTAACGAATGACATTTGTGGGGGTGTAGATTATATCTACGCCTCCCCAGAGGACACACCCGACACCCTCAGACAAATCCTAACGCACAACGAGACAGTGGAACAAAACTGTAGATAAAAATAAACCCCGCTCCTCTTTCGAGGGCGGGGCTTTTTTGTGTCCATAGGTCCGCGCCTACGCGCGTCTCATTTTAGGTTTTGTAGTGGTGATTGTAGGAATTTTCCCGAGAAAATTTTACCAGCTTGCAGAGTCGTCCGTCTCCGCAGTCTCACCATCTTCTAGCTTAACATCAGTGATGCCCAGCTTCTTGGCAGAGTATCGGTCATACTTAACGCCGAGATACTCATGGACTTCTTCGGCATCCATAATATCCACTCCAACAGAAGCGAGTTGATCCTTAGTGACCACCTCACCAGTGTCAGTGTTCTTCACAATCATCTCACCTTGGTATTCACCACCAGAGACGACAGTGCCACGGACGAGGCCAGCAGAAGCTGCTTGGGCCGAAAGAACGAGAGCGCCACTAAGGGCGATAGTTTTCAGAAGATTTTTCATTTCAGTTTCCTTATTTAAATTCAATAACCATGATTACGCCAGACTTACCGGCCCCGCCATCAGAGGAAACACCAGTGCCACAACCACCACCAGCACCGTAGGCAGCAGCATCACCACCGTCCCCACTAGCGTTATATCCCCCACCCTGTCCCCAGAAAGAGGCTGCGCCATTATGACTGCCAGTGCCTCCGGGGATATTAAGCAAGCCACCAGTGGGGGTGGTGGAGTTTGACCCAACCCTACCTCCGTAAGCTACGATAGTATTAGTTCCATCGGACCAAGTGCTGCTGTTACCATTACTGCCGTTACTATCACCACTCCTATTACCCCCAACTGTGAGGGTTGCAGAAGAGATGGAAGAGACATCTAGCAGGGCAATAGCTGTTCCACCTGCCCCAGCCGCGTCCTCAGCGGGGTCAGTCCCCGCACCTGCACCACTGCCAGTTACGAAAACAAGGGCTTTAGTTGTGTCAGAGTCTCTGTTCCATGTTCCACTAGAGGTGAAGACTTTGAGGTTAACCCCAGCACCACCACCAACTCCCAACAACTGAGAAGCAATATAAGCTTTAGCAGATTGTTGTGTGGGGGGTTGTGTGTCACTATCACTAGCGAAGTCATCTTCGTCTAGGGGGGCTGGGGAAGCCCCAAGAGTAGTTCTCTGGGCAGCAGCATCAGCATCATCAAGCAAGGCCCTACCAGAGGAGGTAATAGTTGCCTCAGCCCAAGTGTCTACACCAGTGGTGTAGGCAATCTTACCAGCCCCAGTCCCCAAGGACGAGAGGCTTTGCAGGGTTGCGTCATAAGCTTGAACAGCGGAGCCAATAGCCACCCCCAAGTTATCTCTAGCTGTAGAAGCATCATCAAGATCACTGAGGTTGTTGGTGCTAATCATATCACCAGCACCTGCCCCCGCAGCACCCTTCTGAGCGAAGAGTTCCCACTTACTAGCAGATAGGTCGGTGGAGAACGTGCCTGACGTATGGGCCTCTGTGCAGATGTAGGAGCTACCATCATTCCTAACCAAGTCCCCTAAGCCATACGAAGTGCTAGTGGTCCAAGCCCCCTTCCACTCAGGAAGAGACTCTTCTACAGACTCTACATACTCTTCACTAGCCAAGGCAGCAGCAGCACTGATAGCAGCACTCTCTGCGTAAGCCTCAGCCTCAGAAGCAGCAGTGACTAGGGGGGATAGACTCTGACCAGACAAGAGGATTTCTTGTGTGGAGATAGAGGCTACATTAAGAATATCATTACCATCTAGGTCAAGGTCAGCTTCCATATTATTGGGAGTGGAGCCATCACGACTGATAGTGTTTTGGAAGGAAGCTTGGATAGCGTCCCAGTTAGAGTTGATAGTTCCCGCCGAAGTAAGGGGGTTGGTGACATCACTCAGGGTCGGTTGTTTTGACATCTTCCACCACCTTTCGTTTAAGAACTTTATTTACGATTGCTTGAATTGTGTCGGTTTCATAGATTCGGATAAGCGTCCACAAGATGGTGAACACAGCAGCGACTGCGGGCAACATGTCAACAAACGTCCCAACAACCGTAGCCGCGCTGACAGCATCCACAATGAGCTTATCGTTCTCTGGGATGTTGCCAACTGTTTCTTTAATGCCCATTATCTTTCACCTTTGTTCCGGGCCTTAACTCGGTTGTAGATGAAAAACAAACCAATACCAACTGCGGCTACGGCTAGGATGATTTGTGCAGATGGTGTGAGGCCACCAAGGAGAGTGCCCACACCAGTAGCTGCCGCGCCAACCCCTGCCCAAACCTCTTTGGACTGGACTAAGGGTTTAAGAGTTTTTACCTCATCGGGCTTAACACTTGCAGTTTGAGCTACATCGTCAGGCTCAAGGAAGTATTCCATTTCCTCAGCACGTCGTCTTACAAGGCCCCGGAGAACCTTTCCTTCTTGATATTTCCAACGGGGGAACTCATTAGCTGCCCCATCATAATCCCCAGCGTTTAGTTTACGAAGAAGGGTTGAGGATTGGAATTGGGTGGTGCCAATGTTAAACACCAGAGACACTAGAGCATCGAACTGGTGTTGAGTGAGTCCCACTCTAACCAGAGAGTTAACAGCCTCCTCAGCCCAAGCCACATCTCTCTCAAAGAAGATTTGAGCTTGTTCTCTAGTGATTACATCACCCGGCTGAACACCAGCAGTGTGGCCCCAACCAATAGTCCATTCATCATTAGGGGTGGGGAGGTAGGCTTTTAGCCTAAGCTCCTCCCACTTCTTAATCAGTTCGTCATATTGTAGCTTCATAATTAACTCCAACTATGTTTGCCTACAAGGGACACCACCTTAGAGGCGGCTTCCGCTTTAGTGACAGTCCCATCCCCGTTCTTATCCAGACCTTTGTTCTGGGTGTAGGCTAAGGTTCCTTTTCGGAAGAGGGTGTAGTCCCCATCCTTATCAATTGCTTTGGGGAACAATACTGCCATGTAAACGTCCTCTACGGAACCTCCCCTGATCTTATCCCCAAACTGGGAAAAATATTTTTCAACATAATCCATTTGTTCAGCCCGGCTCATTTGAGCCAATTCTTGAACACTTGTCCCTAAACCACGGGCGGTGTTTGCCATAAACTGGATTAGGCCAGTCCCACTAGACCCAGCTGCGTTCTTTTGCGCAGGATTAAAACTACCACCGGTCTCAAAATCCATTACTGACAGTAGAGCAGCGGGGTCAATTTCCAGTTTGTGGGATAATTCCTCGACCCTACTCAAGAAATCCTCATCGGACCTTACACTTGCAGGTAAACCCCCCTGAGAAACTTTAGGAAAAGAGAAGTCAGACAAGTCAAAATCATCCCCTTCGTCCCCACCAGCAGGTGCAGACTTAGTGCTAAGGGATGTTGGGTTGAAAATGTTTTCAGCAGCCTCAGAGAAAACTTGCTTGTAGTCAGTTCTACCTGAGAGGTGTGCCGTAGCTTTAACCGTAGTGTTAATGATTGGACGAAGCTCTTTATTCAGACGCTTAGCCTTAGCCACAGCGTTACGATTACCACTGTCTAGGGCATAGAACTCCACCCCATCGTCAGAGGGTCTGTAGCCCACAACCTTATCAGTTGGAACACGATCAGCCCCTTCTCCCCCGGGACCAATAGGCCCTCCTTCCCAGACACCAGACTCCTTGAACTCCCTCTTAACCATACCCCAGACTTCATCTGCGTAGTTGGTTTGGAGAATGTCCTTTACAGTGTCAATGTCCTTCACGGCTGCGGGGTGCTTCTGCATAAGCTTCAAGAACTTCTGGGACGAGAAGAAGTTCATCAACTCAATACCAGCCTTGGGGTTTTTACGAACAACCCCTTCGTAGTCAACAACACCCTCCAAGATTGCGCTCAGATGAACCCCCTGCTCTTTAAGAGCTTCTGGGGAAGCAGCGTCCAACTCTGTGCCAATAGCTTCCATATATTCACGGGAAGCTTTACGACCTGTGGGGTCATCCCTAAAGGGATTGGCTACGAGGTTGTTGCTTTCATCAAAGTTAGTGGAGAAGAACTCAGACAGTTCAACATTGATTTGTGTTAGTTGGTCGATAGGGAGGTTGGGGAATAGCTCAGATACAGCTACATACCCAGCCCACTTGTCGTTCTTAAGGAGGAGGCTTTGGTAGAGGGAGGTTCTACGTTTAATCTCCCGATCATATTCCCCTTGTTCATACTCACCAGAGATAAGCTTCTGTGCAGCAGAGAGGGTTAGCTCAAAAGGTTTACGAAGAGCGTCAGCCTGATGACCCGTAATCCTAGCTTCGTGGGGAGCAATACCTTCGTTAAACTGGATTTGAAGTTGGTCGAGTTCTTGCAAACCCTGAGCCTCGGTAATCTCACCAGACTGGATACGTTTACGAATCTCAGTGACAGTATTGTCTACACGACGAATCTCAGCACGTCCAAGGTCAGTGATGTAATCTACAGAGGCTTCGGACTCTAGTTCTTTAATTTCATCTCTCTCAGCAGACGAGAGGGAGAGTTGAGTTTTACGAAGGTTAAGACTATTCATCTTAGCGTCATACTGAGCTTTGGCTCGTTGAACCGTAGCAAAGTCAGATCGTGCAGCAGCCCTTTCTTCTTGGGTGGAGTTGGAAGTGATAAGGCCCATGTCAAGCATGGTGTTATCAATTCTCTCATCCTCAACCTGCTTCTGATCTTTCTCAGTGACGAAGCTACCCATACCAGCCGTCCCTAGAATGGCTGCATTAGCTTTAACCAAATCATCATGTAAGAGTTCATTGGTGTTTAGGTAGTTGATTAGGTTGGCTCGAAGTTTAGTTCTAGCAGCCCCCCGTTTAATCCTACCTTGGTCAGCAGCGTCTAGGATAGTTAGCTGTTCTCTTTGGAAGGCAGACAAAACCTTAGCGCTCTTGTCCTCCTTCTTCGATTTGATTAGGGTCTCAACCCCGCTAAAGACATCCTCTAGAATACCGGGAGCGGCTGAGATAGGTCTTTCAACAGGGTCTTGGGGAGAGACGAAGTTTCTCGCCTCCCCCACTTGAGTTTGTTCCACTCCAAAATTAGCCATCTTCTTCCATAACCTTCTCATAATTGTCGAGAGTTTGATTCATCAAATCCCGATTCTTACTGTCGGGCATGGAGTTAATCATCTCCCTAACTTCACTATTAGTCATCACACCCATTTGGGTTTGAATCTCTTTAAAGATGGTGAAGTCATTTTCTTTAACATCATTTTGGATACGACGGAACAAGCTCTCCCTCGCTTTCATTTCTTTAGCCCCAAAGGCTCTCCAAGCTTCGGAGAGAACCCTCTGTTGGATTTCTCTCTCTTGAAGGCTCTGACCACGACGAGTGAGGTGGGATTTAAGTTCTCTATACCAAATCTCCATATCACTCTCGTCAGCATCACCCCAACTATTCCCGTAGCGAATCTCATTAACTCGTCTACGGCCAGACTCAGTTTTAGTTTGAATTCCGAAGAACTGCATGAAAGCTTCAAACTTAGTGATGTCTTCGTCTGTGAGGTTGCCTAGGCTACTAACCTTCTTACGACTCTCCCAAGCATAACGAGCCTTAGCTCCGTTAGAGAAGCCAGAGAACAAGTTACCAAAGGCAATTGCCACATCAGTGAACTTGGTGTCTAGCTCAGGATCATCATAGTCATCTGTCAGGTGGAAATATCTAGCAGCAGTCTTAGCAGCATTGGTCAGTCTGGGGTTCCCCCCAAAGAACAAACTGGTTGCAGGGGCGTTAGAAATCATTTGCCCGATATTCAACGTAGCTAGGGCAGTTACAAACTCACCCATACCAGTAATATCACTTGGGGCAAAGTCACCCCAATCCAACTGTTGTTGTTCTCCGGTGAAGGTTGTGAAGATACCATTAAGCAGGACATCTTCCAAACCATGTTCAAGAGTATCCCGAACAGGGCCTTCTTTCATATGGTCGTATAGGAAGCTCATAGTTCCTACAGGGATGCCATACATAATAGTGTTGAAAGCGAGAAGCTGTCCTCGTTGTGTGCGAGTAAGACTTCTATTCGTAAGGGGTTGCAGCAGAGCTTTATGGGGAACCTGCAAGAACTGAGCTACAACAGCTAGAGAGTTAGTGTTGTAGGGCATGTCCCCGGCTTTGTTCATCGCGTAGGTGAAGGCACGAGCCTTACCAGCAATCTCTTCATAGGTTCTTGGGGTTAGGGCTTTACCAGCCTTAATAGCCATATCCCTATGAGCGAGCCAAGAGGAAACAAGAACCATTTGTTCCCCCTTATCAAAACCAATTTTCTGTGCTACATTCAGGGGGGTCGCTGCGGCTCCCCTTATTTTTTGGCCTAAGCTAATGTCCGCAAGTTTCTGAACATCATTCCTAACTAGGTTGTTTTCATCAACTGCATCCAGCATACCAGAGAGTCGGAGTTCTTCCCACATCTTAGCAGCTTCTGGATCACCTTTATAGCCCCGCATGACTCGTCCAATTCTGAACAAATCTTCGGGCATCCCTTTGAGGGTGTAGGTGGGGTTGATTGCTAGCAACTGAACAGTTTGGTGAGACTGAACCAGAATTTGGCGAGCAGGGTTGGCAGCAAGGAACATTTTAAAAACTGCACCCTTAGCCGCAGAGGTTGGAGACCCTTTAGAGGAATCCCTCATCCACCCTTCAAGAGACTTCTTAAACTTAGCGTCGCCAGAGATAAGGTCAGCCGTGCTGTTCATCATTGCTTTATAAGTAGCATCAACACTATTAGCGTAGCCATTTTCAAGATGGTTAATATTATTGAATAGTGTTCTAGCATCAGCCACCATCTTTTTATTAGCACCCATCTTGCCAGTAATGTCAGACACCTTCGCAGGGAAGAGGTCATTACCATTAAAGTCTTTGGGTAGTTCTAGTTGGTCTCCATAACTCTGCATCCACCTACGTTTGGTGGTTTCAAGGTAGCGTCTAAGAGAAGCTCTCTCAGACAATACAGCGACCTGAGAGGCCACTGCATCTAGGGGGTCACGCAAATGCTGGCGGCTGTCAATGGCAGCCCCTGCGGTTGCATCCTTAAGCCCAGCGCCTCTATGTCTCTGAGAACTAAGACCAGCAGCAGAAGCTACGTCAAAGGCTTTTTCAGAAAGCCTTTTAGCTCTCTCCGCCTTACTAGTCTTATCCTCTTCGTTCACGAAACGAACATTGGGGTCTGTGTTATTCTGAGTCATATCCGTGACATACTTTTCAGCATCTGCTTTAGTTTTAGCAGAAGCAATAGTCACTTCAATCTCATCCCCATTCTTTGTCTTAACAAACTTCTTGATGAAGAAGTTAGCATCATACATGACGGGGTAGTAGCCTTCACGGTAGGCTAGGACAGTTTCATTGTCCCTGATCTTTCTTAAATACCCAGCCCCAGACTTATTAGGGACATGGATATACTCGACATAATCACCATTAACTTCGATAGGACTTTTGAGTTTAGCAACTGTTCCCCCACCGGAGTAGAAATTATCCAAATCATCTTTAGTGATGTTTACAATGGCATTAAGGTCTGAGCGATAGATGTCAGTGTTTTGAGTCACTGCCCCACGTTTAACAGGCTTAGCAATCAAATTAGTGTTGGAGTTGGAGTCAACGAACATGTTATACCCCTTGCCACGAAGGGTTACAACCAAGTCATCGTTGGCAGCATACCACATAGCGTCGTTGCCAGTTCTCCAAGAGTCTAGGGCCTCAATCTCCTTGTCGTTAAACCCTCGTGCCTTTAGGTCTGTAATATCAAACTTAATACCCTTGGCGTTAGCCTCGTGGATATAGTCTGCCACATACTCCCTACGATCCTTACTAATGCCAGAATACTTCTTAGTGAAGTCAGCAAACAAATCAACGTAAGCTTTTTTAAGAGCCACTGCCTTATCTGTTTTAGCATAAGCGGGTTCAACAATTCGGGGGTGGATACTGGACGAGTAGTCTACAACGTGCTGAGTGACAGAACCTTGTCCCAGATTAGCCACCCAAGGCTTAAAGAGGTCGGCCCAGTTTCTTTTAATGGAGAGCAAACCTTCGATTTGAAGGTCTTCTGGGGCAAACCTGTAGTCGTAGTCAATACCTACAGCGTAGTCAATTTCCTTCAACTCAGCAGGAATCTTTTTACGACGCTTGCTATATTGGTCCCTGAGTTCTTTACGAGCAGCGAGTTCCTTCTGTGTAGTGGGAACCCACTCATCCCTAACCCGCATATAGAGAGTTAGGTTTTCTTCGTTCAGACCATAAGACCGATAAGCAAACTTAGCATTCTCCAAAGCCGCAGCAGCAGTCTTCCATCCAGAGTCTTTAGGACGATACATAAGAGAGAACTTAGTGGTTCCATCTTCGTTAGCCCTAATCTTCATAGACTCAGGGTGTTCCCGAATACCTGCAATGTCCTCTAGGTCTTCTTTAACCTTAGTGATTACTCGGGCTTCTTCTGCCTCAGTAATCTCACTACGAGCATCTCGGTTACGGAGGGTTTTAACATCTTCCGGCTCAGGACGAGGACCGTCCATAGACACCTTGTTAGGAACCTTCCCATCAGCCACATCCGGCTCGGGGAGAAGGTCTTTAGCTAGGGCCTCATCCCTATTAGTGCCTGAGAGCGCCGTAGCGGCTTCGTCAGTGGGGTCTTGGTCAATTGCCCTATGGATGGCCCTAGCACGGTCAGGAGACCCCTCCTTGACCACCTGAGAGACTGAGGTGGGCTTAACATCAGTTGCGACAGATTTAGCTACAGAGGTAGCCTTCTCCGAAGTGGTGATGGCTTTAACACCACCCTTAGCCAACCTAACCAATTCCCCTACACCAATAGCATCTAGGATGGGGACAACATTGTCAAACCACCGCTCTGCATTAGAGTAGTCATTATCAATCATCATACGATGAAGAGTTTCAAGAGAAGCTAGGTCATTACCATCTGGCAATACAACATTCTCATGATCTTCGACAAGGGCGATGATTTGCTCTGTGATTTCTGCCCTCTTCTCAAGAGGGAGGGATCGGGTGTATTCGTAGATTTGTTGCTTCTGTTGACCGGGGAGAATGGCATTACCTTCACCAATCAATTCCCGGTTAAGCTTATCAACATGAATCCACTCAGCGAAGGGGGCCATAAG